CCTGAAAGCAATATTCTTACACTTTGATAACAATTTAGACGCTGGTAGTCAATTGAATGAAATATATAAACAACTAAACAAAAATCCAAGTATTGTTGTTCAAAACGCTGGTGTTGATACAAGAAATAAAGGTATAGGTATAAGTCTTGTATAAATAATGATATGTATTCTTTCAAAGATTACTTATTATTTGTAGAGAGTAAAAACACTCATCTAGAGCATGTCGAGGATGAACTAATAAATCATGGTACTGCTGGTGTGGAGCGTGCATTCAGCATGTTCATGGGTTTGATAGATACATTACAAGGCCATGCAACAGAACCAGTCGATATAACCACAAAATGGGATGGTGCTCCAGCCATATTTGCCGGCACCGACCCGGTAGATGGTAAATTTTTTGTAGGTACCAAAGCAGTGTTTGGTAAAATACCTAAAATGAACAAAAGAATAACCGACATCAATAGAAATCATGCCGATGTCAAGAGAGGAGATTCTAAACAAGATAAAAGCCAATTGAGAAAAAAGCTCAAAACAGCTTTTAAATGCTTAAAAAATATAGGAATAGACGGTTACGTTTTGCAAGGTGATATGCTATACACCAAGGATTCTATACGAGAAGCAACAATAGACGGTGACAAACACATAGTGTTTAAACCTAATACAATCACGTACGCTGTACCTAGTGATTCAGAACTAGCTGCTACAATGATCACGACAGACATGGGCATAGTGTTTCATACTATGTATACTGGTGGGCCTACCATACATGACATGAATGCTAGTTTTGGTTTCAAAGCCGATAGGTTGCAACCTCATTCAAGTGTTTGGTTTGATGATGCTACATTCAAAGACGTGAGCGGGCAAGTACAACTGACACCAAAGGAGTCACAAGAGATAAACAATCATATAAGAGAATGTAAAAATCATTATTGGCAAATTAAAGATATAATTGATTTCGTGAACATAAATGACAAAATATCGGACTTGAAAATTGAGTTGAAAGCTCACGTAAATAGCGCGATTCGACAGCAAGGAGAGTTTGAAGTGGACCCAATAAAATTCGCAAACTCATTTATAGACAGATACATTGATAAATCTGAAAAGGCTATTGAAAAGCTCAAAACTGAAGCCGGGCAGATTCGAAAAAAACAAGCTATGGAAGAGGGTATCATATTTTTAGAAACAAACAGAACCAATATTGAGATGATGTATGATCTGTATTTAAAATTGATAAAGATAAAAAATATATTTGTATTGAAATTATCCAATCTCAGAGCCATGGACAGCTTTATTGAACAAGAGGATGGTAGCTTTCAAGTAACAAAACCAGAAGGTTTTGTCGCGGTAGATCATATAGGTAATGCGGTGAAATTAGTTGATAGACTAGAATTTAGCAAAGCGAATTTCGACCCTAACAAAAAGTTTGGATGATTGGTACATTCAAAGATTATGTCTCACGAGATGCGGATATAGCTCTAGTACCTGGTAGCTTCAAACCACCACATAAAGGTCATTATCAGATGGTGAGTATATACTCAGGTATGGCTAAAGATGTGGTTGTGTTAATATCTGCTCCTGGAGCTAAAAGTCAACGAGCTACTAAAACAGGTCAAATAATAACTCCTGAGATGTCTAAGAAAATTTTTGAGCTGTATGTAACTAACTTACCAAACGTGTCAGTAGAAATTAGCAGCATGCCCAGTCCTGTAGGAGCAGCATATGATGCATTAGAATCATTAGGGGGTAAACGAGTGATACTCGGTGCCAGTAAGAAAGACAACGATTGGAAGCGCTGGAGCGGTGCTCAAAAATGGGCAACAGGTAAAGGTTTAAATGTAGAGATACTCGACCCACAATTGACAGCAGTTGATGTGTTAGATAAACCGGACGGTACACCTTACAGCGCATCAAACATACGTAACAATTTTGACAATCCGGATGCTATATTAGCAGATATTCCGGAGCATATCGACCCAGTTCAAGTACAGAACATACTTGCTAATCTTTGATAAAGTAGTGAACTGCAGCAAACGTTGCGATAGCAATCAGAAGAAAAAATCCTGTTGTCGTTAATAATTGGTGACTCATATGACCACATGTTCCTGTGGAACATTCTATAGCTTGTGTTAATTTATTCATCTCTTTAAATCTCTTACAAAATCGTAAAATTCTTGTCTTGTGTTAATATCTTGCCGGTCTAGAAAAGCACCGCTCATTCTAGCAGTTTTCATGGTACTGTCGTGTTTGACACCTCGTAAACCAGCACATGTATGATTAGCTTCAACTAAAACTGCCACGCCGTTATTATCTTCACAAACTTTATTAATATACTTATGAATCTGCATGGTCAAGTTTTCCTGTACTTGAGGTCTTCTGGAAAACCACTCGACGATTCTGTTCAATTTACTCAAACCTATAACCTTACCATCTTTACCTGGTATGTAAGCTACGTGCGTCTGTCCTATGAATGGTAAATGATGATGAGAGCAGAATGAATTTGTTTTGATGTTACCTTGAAATACCAAACCATCGTACTGATCAACATTATCAAATGTTGTAATTTTAGGTGGTGAATCATAACAACCGGCAGCCAGGTCATTGACAAATGCCTTGGCCACCCTTCTGGGTGTATCTGCGCTATTTGGATCGGATCTCCAATCAAAACCTAAAGCGTCCATGTACTTCTCGTATGCTTTAGCTGCGTTTTCTATTATCTGTTGTTTTTCTTCATCGCTTCGTGGATGGTTTCCATTAGCAAACGGCAGTTTTATATTTTCCATACCATGATTATACAGTATGTTATAGTGTTATTCAAGGTTAAATGTATAAATAATTGTAGTGAAGTTTAACAACATATTAGAGCAAGCTCTCAACAACACAACACTGAAGAGAGTTCGAATGAAAACAGACCCTCTAGATAGATCTAACCCAGTGGAGAGTTACCCATATGAAGGTTACATCATAGAAGAAAACGAAGGCATGCTGAGAATAATGTTGATGGCACCGGACATGCAAGACGATGGTGTTGTTGATATGGAACCAGATGAAGTGGAACCAGCAGCTGGTAGAACATTTGAAATGTTCAAGCAGTTCGCGTTAGATTATATTATGGGTAAAAATAAAGGAGATTGTGATGAATCATCCATGTACAATATCATAAATTCTAGTGACATACAACATCTGGAATCATTCATGAAAGAGCAAGGTGTGGAAAGAGATGAATTCGCTAAAATGTGTAAATTATTCTTAATGTCATGAAAAAATTTAATAAAATTAAACATATAGTTAAACCACCTCTTAACGAGAACCGTTCGTTTAGAAAACAGGAAGATGATGAGATCCGGAAAGTCACAAGAGACCTGGAAGACCAGAGACGAGCTCAACAACAACAAGATACACTAAAAGCCACTGGAGATGAACCAGACCAGCAACAACGTGCACCGGTGAACCCGGACGGAAGCCCGGTTAATATAGATGATATAGAAAATAGAAAACCAGAAAAGAGTTTAGATGGTGTAGGAGGAACCGGGTACTCAAAGATAGGTATAGGTACACATGGTTCAGAAAAGCGCAGAGGTATTATCCCGGGTTTAATGAGAGGAGCCGGAAGGTTAAAATCCATGGCTGGTGTTGCTAAAAAAGGAGCTCCAGTGTTACCTGTCGCGGAAGATCTATATGAAGATGAAGAGGGTAATTTGAGACGATTTGGTAAAATCACAACTGCTAGAGCTGCAGGAAATCCATACTACTTTGAATTTGATCATTACGATAAAGCTAGTAAACAGAACTTGGTATTATATGGTACTGCCCCTGGTTCTACAACTGAAGGCTCTGATTTACAACCCATACAACTTAAAGTAAAAACAATTGTCCCTAGTGATAAAAAGGATGTCAGACCCATGACCGCACCTACAGATAAAAATGTACAACCTAATTTCGTTAAAGAAGGTACCAAGAGAGGGGCAGATGGAAGATTTGCAAAAGGTAACCAATCCGGAGCGCAATACGCTAGCAAAGCAGATTCCACCACCACCACAAACGCACCACAAATAGACAGTATAAATACTGACGGTTCATCGAAAGTGCACCAACCCGCCGGTAAATATGTACGGGGTGTAGATGGCCGGTTCGCGAAAGGTACACAAGCAGGGGTGCAATATAGTGGTGGTTCTGCAAAAGATGCCATGAACCCTCCGGCTATCATTCCCGGGGGAAACATGCCACCAGCGGAAGTCAAAAATTACGCTCGGAAAATATCCACCGGTAGTTCTGGGTCTGGTGGTCATAACAAGTCTCCAACCTCTAGTGGTGGTAGTACATCTAGTGGTAGTACATCTGCACCCAACTATGGTACTCATGTACATAGTCACACACCACAGTATTCAAAATCTGATAATGATAAAGTGATAATTCCAAAAAACTTATGGTATCACCCCACTGTTCAGCGCATGGTAAAGAGGTTCACCGTAATGAACAAACAAGCTCGTCGTATAAAAGTAGGAGGTCATTATGGTACACTAGTACGTTCAGACCCGGGAGATGGGGATAGTCGATTGAAACTAGTCCGTAAGATACCTAGATCATACATACCTAAAATATTTTTAGATGATGACTTCATCGCCGAGGTTATAAATATAGCACCGTTACCACCCAACATCCCATCCGGGCAAGGCATGGCCGCTTTAGGTTATGGTCTAGTTCAATCTGGTCTATCGATATCTGCCACTCGTAATCAAGCTATAACTGCAATTGGAAATCTAGGCTCTTCAACACCTGCTCTTGGTCACTCTGGTTCCTCAACACCTGCTCTTGGTCATAGTTCTGGTAGTTATATAAACACTGGTTCTTCCGGATCATCATCTGGTAGTTCGGGTGGGTCACCTTTAGCGTTAGGTAACAGCTTGCAAGAGTCTTTAACAACAAACAACAAACTAGAAAATTTAATACATGGCTTGGATGAAGGTTTTATAGATTGGCTAGGAGATACACTAGGTAAAAGTTACAACGCCGCGAACAGAGTGTTCCGGAAAATCAAAATAGGATACAAAAAAGCTGCTAGAAGATTTGAGAAACAAACCGGTGTTAAGCTCAACGATATAGATAAACAAAATATCTTAAATCATGTGAAATACTACACCGGGATGGATGCTCATGCCCATGAACGTCCGGAATGGGCTTCAGATATCAAAGGAGGTCCTGATGACTCAGATATAGATCCAGATGATAATGTTGAATTTGTAGGTAGTGATTATCCAGCACCTAGCGATACATCATCACCACCCTCATCTTCACCAGAAACTGTTCCAGACCCGGTTAAATCTACAGAACGTGAACCAGGAGAACCTGATGTAGATGAAGGCATGTCAGATGAAAAATTAGAGAGATACATAACATCACTAATAACCGGCTACACAAAATGTACACTCGCGAAACCTAGTCCGAGCGCCATGTTGAATAGTCCAACAAAAGACGTTGTACAAGAAGCAGACATATTAGATGTGTTAGGTAGAATAGCGAATGATCAAACCAAAAATGCTTTTAAGCACTTCGCTGGTTGGGGCTTCTGGCCAGACTTCACCGAACAGGATTTGAAAGTATTATTTGTAGATACAGACTATGGGTCAAGAGTCATGGGCCCGAGTAAGAATTTTGCTTATAGAGATGAGAAAGAAAGACAAAGCGTCAGAGATCAATTCAAAAACAAAGCGATGGAAATAAGGACAGAATTAGGGGAATATTACAATGTGAACACATGGAAAGGACCGACTGGTCAGTTGATTGGTCTATCCGATCACTCGGATCTTATATGGGGCAATGCAGAAGGTGAATTTTTCCAGCGCCCAGATCCAAAGAATCCTCCAAAATATTGGAGAGGTTCTAGAGAAAAATACACGGCTCCAGCTGGTCTTAATAAATACGATTCAGTGTTACAATATCTTGCAAGAGACATATACACAAGATACAAAGTGAATATACTATCACCATCATATCAGTTCAAATTGAAACATTTCAAAGAAGATGTTGAAGATGAACCAACAAGTCATGATATTAAATACAACCCCGGTGCACAAAAACAACCCAACAGCACCCACTCTGGTCCTAAAAGAGGTAAATTCTTTTCTAAACAAGCCCCAGGTCCTGGTCAATTCGGTAGTGCGTTACCGAAGAAAAGTTACAAACAATCCAAAGAAACAGATAAAGATAAAATGACGAGGCGTCGCCGGCGCGGCCGTAAGCGATTAGAAGAATCTTTTGATATAATAAGAAAACTTGTAATCGGTAATTGACTTCTGTGTAAATTTATACTATAATGTATATATGTATTATAGTACCAAAATTATAGAATTAGGTAGCTGCGCATTCAGACAACCGCTAGCAAAGAGTCATTGTAAATATGTACACGGTTACCGGTTGACTGCTAAATTCTGGTTTGCAGCTGATGAATTAGATGAAAATAACTGGGTCGTAGACTTCGGTGGTTTGAAGGAATTGAAGAAACTGTTACAAGATCAATTTGACCATACTACATGTATATCTAAGCATGACCCTCATTTGGATAAATTTGTAGATTTACAAAAAAATGGATTATGTGATTTAAAAATTATGGATGGGGTGGGTATTGAAAAATTCGCGGAATGGTGTCATGCAGCTGCGGACAATTTTGCTGGAATACTGACCAACATGAGAGCCAGGTGTGTCAGAGTAGAAGTCTTTGAACATGAAAACAATTCCGCGGTGTATGAATCCTACCCGAAGACTGCACCAACACTCGATACAGAACAAATCCAAGAAGTTGAACAAGAAGTTAAACAGGTAAAACCTAAACCAGTACCAAATACTGAATCGGAAAAACCCTCACAAGATAATTCAACTCCAGGTACAAGTAAAGTAGTAGGTAAATGGGTTGACCCTAAATATGCCAAAACAACCAATTCATGGCTCTTTTAAAATATGAAAGTAGATACATTAAACATAGCAGAAGATTTTTATAGCGTACAAGGCGAAGGTCACACGAGCGGTGTTCCAGCTTATTTTATCCGACTCAAAGCATGTAACTTGATGTGTGGTGGTAGAGACGGGAGTATGGTAGAGAGTGGTGAAGCGACATGGTGGTGTGATACCGAGTATGTATGGAGAAAAGGCTTAGAGAAGTCATTTGAGTATCTAGTGGACAGATGGAAAGAAGAGAATATATTAGATTGGATCAAACAAGGTCGTGTCAACTTGATATGGACCGGAGGGGAACCAACAATTCCAAAAAACCAACGCGCGATATCTAACTTCTTACAATGGTTTTACGACACGCATTGCGACAAAACCATGTATCAAGATAAATCTGTATATAACGAGATAGAAACAAACGGTACTATTTATATTGAAGATAATCTGTTTGATAAACTGAATCAAATCAACTGTTCAGTGAAACTAGCTAATAGTGGGATGAGTAAAGATCGTCGTATAAATGACAAGGCTCTAGAGCGTATCATGCAACACAAAAATTATTGGTTTAAATTTGTTATAAGTACGGAAGAATGTTTGAGAGAGATTGAAAGAGATTTTATCCTACCATTCGGCATCCCGGCTAAACGTGTGTTGATGATGCCCGGTTTAGATAAACAAGAAAATTATCATGAACGTACCAAATTTTGTATGGAGATGGGTAAAAAATATGGTTACACAGGTTTAACTAGATTGCATGTAAGTGCTTGGGATCAGACCACTGGAGTATAAATAATTACATGACAATGTTAAGACAACTAAACGGTGGTGTTGTGCTGTGTTGCGGCAAAGCTAAATGCCCAGTAGTAAATCTAGAGAATGATGAGCAATTATCAATAACCGATGATCACGGTAACAAGGTGAGAATGGATATTGATCAAGCCAAATTGCTCAATCAAGCTATAGACCAGTTAGAGAAGAAAAAGCAAAAAAGGTAATCAGTGATACCATACTGGTTGCAGTTAGTTGCTAGTACTGGCGCTACTGCCATAATCGTATATGGTAGTATCTTCAATATACCTAGATCTTGGTTAAGATCTAAGTCTAGTATACTTGATGATTTTTTAACATGTACATTATGTATAGGCTTTTGGTCCGGATTCGTGCTGAGTCATTTTACAAACGAGAATTACACACAGCACATAATTATAGGTTTAGCTAGTTCAGCATGCAGCTGGCTATATGACAGTATTGTAGGTGTGAATCAAGCCCAGGAGGTTAAGCTCACAAAAGAGATCAACTTGAATAAATAAACATGTGAACAAGTTCAAAAATTTTGTAACGTTATATGAAAACCGAGATGTTTTAAACAAGTTTATAGATTTTTGTAACCATGGTTTAAACATACAGACCCCATGTAAAATTGGTTTTGTCGATGAACCTGAACAAGACATGACGACTGGTTGTTACAGTCCTGTGACACGTGAGATCAAGGTGCTGACCAAAGGCAGAGCGTTGGTTGACATACTCAGAAGCATAGCTCATGAATTGGTACACGCAAAACAACATGAAGATGGTAGATTATCTCCCGGGAGTGGCGACGATGGTAGTCCTATAGAGAACGAAGCCAACTCTCTAGCAGGTGTCATAATGAGAAAATTTCAACGAGAAAATCGCGATATATATGGTTGATGAAAACAAGAGTATCCTCGTGAAAGTAAACACCGTTCCACCTAGTAAAGCATTCAGGAAATGGTTGAAGACTCACATACCTAAAGGTGTAAAAATATTATTCACACAAGACGATAGTAAACGTTGATTTACATACAATTTTACTATAAAATATAAACATGAGAGTAGCTGTAATAGGAACCGCATGTGTGGGTAAGAGTACATTTATAAATGATTTTCTAGACAACTGGAAGGATGTATACACCACCCCAAAAAAAACATACAGAGATATTGTAATAGAAAATAATTTACCTCACAGCGCCAACACAACCAAACAAACACAACAAGACATTCTAGATTTCATGACTGAGCAGCACATGAAATATAGAAAAAATGAATGTGTAGTATTTGATAGATGTCCTATTGATAACCTGGTATATTCCATTCATGCCTATGATAAACAAAATTCAGATATTGACGAAGATTTTATTGAGTCATGTATCCCTATAGTTAAAGAAGCCATGAGATTTGTTGACTTGATAATATATATACCACTAGACGGTAGTGTTGATATAGTTGAAGATGGTTTCAGGGAAACAGATAAAGAGTACATAACAGAAATAGACAACTTGTTCAAACAAGTAGAGGCTTACTCTCATCAAGATGGTAGTATATTCTTTCATGACGATGACAAACCAGCAGTGATTCGAATAACTGGTAATCCACGGGAACGAATTCGACAAGCAAGCTTGTATGTTACTGATAATGGTGAAGCTTACAAAGAAGAAGATTGTGAGATAGACTGGCAAGAGTTATCCAAGTTTGGTATTGAACCTACAGACGTTTTTCCAGACGGAAAGCTTTGATTAGCATAAATAAATATATGGACCAGTTTAAGAAAAATGTTGATGAGATGTATCAAGAAAATGTTAGTAGTATCAGAACCGTCCGAAGACAGTTCTACCCTAGAAATTTCGAACTAAGCGAAGATTTTGTGAACGCGTTCAAAGCTGAATACAATCGATTGATGGAATCTGGTCAACGACCCAAAGCTCTGTTAGAAAAGATGAACAAAGCTTTAAAGTTTCACATCTAAATTCCTGCTACAACTCTTCCGTTCAATCTAATCGGATATGTGGCATCTGTGAATGGTGCACCACCGCATCTTCTGACTGACCATTGGTATGTGACTCCATCTCCACCAGCTGGTGCTTCACTGTAATTAGCCACTGCGAACACTCCGGGGTTGGTGTATGGATTGTCTCCGGCATCTCCAATAGCAGCTTGATTCATTAGTTCAACATTAAATTGTAAACTTCCCTTGTTGACAATGTATCTGCTGGGCATGGTCACGCTGAACTGTACAGTGTCTGTATTTGTGTTGTCAAACTGACCCGTTACATTGGCCAGATACACGTCAACTGTGCTTCGAACAGTGTCAATTACAGCACCTAACAGACCTCCGTCATTGTCTGCCGGATTGGACTCCCCACCACTGGTGTATATTAAATTCCTTCCTTCTGATGTTATAGATGTCGATCCGGTTCCCATCACCGCGGAACTGATGCTGTTCATTCTAGTCCAGAACGTATCGAACAACATGGCGCTCAATGCTTGTAGATGACTACCATAATTTCTTGTCTCTGCGGTTTCCGGGTCTAGCGCATTAGCATCCCGGAATTCTTGCAATGTTGTTTCAAACGTCTCCCCATATAGCACATCGATCATGCTATCTATTCTCTCGGTGAGGCTCGTGTTCACAATGTACAATTTACTCGCAGCATTCGCTCCGGTCAAATCTAGATCAGATGACACCGCGGTGACTTGCGTAGACAAGGTTGACATGTTGGTTTGTAGATCTACAGCAAAAGTGGTGTTGTCTTGGTCTATGACAAAATTATCAAATGATAACAATTGAGTTCCTGCCGGCGCTTCAATTAGAAAATAATCGCCGCTAGTTATAGCATCTGCTTGAGGTAGATCTTTTATGTTGCGTGTTTCTGCCATATTATTATTTATGATGAGATATACTGTTATACAGCTTAATTATATTTTTAACTTTGTAATATACTCTTTTAACCTAGAAATTTCCAGCTCTCTATCCTGTACCATCTTCGCAAACAAAAGTTTTTCAGTATTATATACTGAGCGCTGTCTTAAATTCAATGTGACATTATCCACAATATTAATTTGGGAAAAATGCAAATGTTGAATCATAATATCATGTCGATATATTTTTCTACCAATAGTATGGAAAGTATTGTCTAGCCATGTATCTAAAAATTGATGTTTGAATTCGTTACGTAAGTAATAACCATTTAACTCATAATATTTTCTATGTATAAATGGATTCACAGCTAACACACGACCGGGTTTGAGACCATATGAGTTTGAATATTTATTTCCCGGACCATGTATACCATCGTTACAATGCACCATTAAAATTTTATCTCGCGGTCCGTTTATAAACTCTTTTAAGATCTTATGATCCCACCCATAGGTTTTAAATATAAAATCATCACCTACCATCGCGAATATTTCTTCCGGCGCCACAGCAGCTAATTCATTCCAAATAACCCCTAAACCTGGCCATTTACCATACTCTTGTAATTTTATAATTTTAACCCATGAATTGAATTGACATAATAGCTGTATTTCTTTTAATGTCTTTACATCATCAAAATCTACACCTATATATAATGCAATATTATCAATACTATGTACGGTACGTTCGATTGATCTCTTCAAACGTTTGATATGACCTAATCGTTCTCGGGTCGGGCACAGTAAAGCTATCTTCATATATCATTATATATCGCATTAAATTCAGCAACTATATCGTGCGAATTCCAGTACTTGTTATACCATTCATATGATTTTTTACCTATTTGTAAGAGATTTTCCGGACCTTTCTCGATCAAATCAACAAGAAAGTCCTCTAACCATCCGATATACGTACCTATGAACGGGTTTGTATCACTTTTACAGCTCTTGAGTAACTCTCTCTCTACACGATCATCTACCCAGCATATAGTGGGTTTCCCGCATGCTAGACCCTCTAATGAACTTAGATGATAACTAGGGGTTACACACTCATCTAACACAATGTCGCTGTTGTATTTATGTCTCATCACCTCTGACCATGGTAAGTTGTTCAAATTCTTGTAATATATACTTACTTTACCTTTGAAATGTTCAGTTACTCGTCTCATTACATGTGCATGTCTCTCAACATCTTTTGTTTGCCACACACCAAACCGGTGTGTGGATAGCGATGAACATATAATTACATCAGATTGTCGATAGGTGGAAATATCTACATCTAAATTAATATCTATAATATTTCTAACAGGTGTACAGTGTTTGAAATAATTCAATGCTGAATGGTACTGAGCAATAACAAGCTCCCGAAAGTTGCTAGGAACCGGGGCTCGACCTACACCACTTATTCCAGGTTCACTATGATACTGTATCACATGTTTTTTATTTTTTACTGCGTTGTAGATAGGGAAGTAAACCTCATTATGCCAATGTATAATATCCGCATTCATTACATGATGCTTTGTTTCTGCAGCATTTACAGTTTCCGGGGTTATATGTATATAGTTGTATTTATTCGAACGTTGATCATATTTTTGCAACGCACGACAAAGCATCTTCGGAGCACCGGCAAGAGGTGTTCGGGACATATGAACAATGTTCATTCAATATTCTCCAACTGCGACACAATGAATCTCAAAATTTTACTCCGGACTATCTCATCTTCACCAAACACAAAGTTGTAGATACCATGAGCGTCTGACTCCTCATTGTCAAAACAATTCATCACTGGTTTGAACCCGGAGCGATTGCCAATGTCTCGTTGCTTGCTATCACCTACAACAACAAATTTTGTATTCTCTCCAAACCTAGTCAATATTGTTATCAACTCGCTACTTGTCATGTTTTGAGCTTCATCCACTATGACAAACGTGTCATGAAATGTCAACCCACGAACGAAATTCACCGGTAAACAATTGATGAAGCCACGCTCCATCAGCTCTTTCCTCGCGGGTATATTCACAAGCTCATCTAGTTTCTCAATCAACGGCATGCTCCATGGTAAAAATTTATCATCAACCTCCCCCGGTAGACTCCCTAACTTGTTACTGGCACTCTCCACCACACTTCGAATGTACACGATCTCTTCAACTGCATGCTTCTTCAACAAACATAACGCTCCGTAAACCGCGAGATATGTCTTTGCTGTCCCGGCGGGGCCATCAACAAACAGCATTTTAGAGTCTGAAGATAACATGCTACCAACAAAACTTTTATGAATATCGTTTGATTTAAACTCATAATTTATTTTGAAGTCCAGGTCCCATGCCAATGTACCCAGCTGATGTTTTTCCGGAAGAGATTTTTTCTTTTTCATGTGTAAGTAATTATACCATGCCCAAGCAAGTTGCAATTATAATTTTGACCAAGAACAACCCTCAACTATTAAAACAGTGTGTTGATAGTATTGCCAAACACACCATCACCACAAGTTACAAAATATATGTTGGAGACACAGGCAGCGACGAGGTCAACATCAACATCAATCGAGCCAACCTCGCAGCACTGTTTGATAAACCTACTTGTGCGATGTATAGTCTACCTGAGTATCATTTTGCTGCAAACAACAACGACATAGTGAAGCACCTTGTCGAAGAACCGTACATACTATTTTGTAATGATGATGTGGAGCTCACTGAAAATTGTATCGATCCAATGTATGACTGGATCGTGTCAAACAAACATATCGGAAGCGTAGGTTGTCATTTGAAATTTGCGAACGGAGCCACACAACATGCTGGTCAGATTGCGTATGTGGACTCTTCCGGATTGTTACAATGTACACATCGAGGATATGGAGAGTACAATAAGAGACATGACACAGGCGCGATTACTGGTAACACTGCCGCGTTCATGATGACTAGTAAGGATTCTTTCGATGAAATTGGCGGCTTTGATACACAATTCACTGAATGTTGGGAAGATATACAACTCAACATGAAATATATAATTTCCGGTCGGATAAACTGGTATATAAATGAAGTCTCTGCAATACATCATGAGAGTCAAACACGCACTCGTTCCACTCAGGCGAAATATCGATTACAATACGATTATACATACAAATTGAAACCATGGTTCGATGCACTAGATACAGACAAGCAACAATGGATTTTAAACTTTAAAACCAATAAATAAATTAAATGAATTCAGCTGTATATTTGAGACATGATCATGATGATGATATGACTGTGGTTACTATTTACACCTATGTAAAAAATAACCCGTTATATACCGGTGATATTTATATAATATCTGACCATGTTGATGAGTCTGTAAAATCATTGGTGTCTCAAGTATATAGTAAATGTAAATATATAAAACCTGGAGCAGATTGTAAACATATGTTAAAATTACATAAACATGCGAAAGATATCACCGGGCGAGTATTTAATGATGTATCTATTAAAAATATAACTGATAGCAAAGACATACGTATCGCAATTGTATGTTATGTATACTACCCGGAGTTTTTTCAAGAGATGTACAATCATGTAGTTAAATTGAGCCAGTACGTAAATGACAGTATCGATATGTATGTATATCTATGTGATGTAAACAGTACTAACACCGCGGTTCAAATGATTAAAAATACCCGGGCAGAGTATAATGTAAATATCATATTGAATTGGACACAAAATAGGGGTAGAGATGTTAGATCATTCTTAAATTTTATATCCAACTCTTGGTATAAGAGTTATGATATGATATGTAAAATACACACTAAAAAAACCACATATTTACATGACAATTGGCGCGAGTTTTATCTAGAAAGATTATTAAAACCGGAGAATTATAGTAAGTACAACAACTGTTTAAATAATACCGACACTGGCATAACCAGTGTAAGTAAATTTGAGATCCGAGAAAAGCATATATCAACAAATATAAACTATAAAAATCTGAAGTTTCTAGACACTAAAATAAAGCTAAATATTAATAACATGAAAGTATATAAGTTCCATGCAGGTACAATGTTCTGGTGTACATCAAATTACTGTGAACATATTAAGAATAGTTTAGACTTGAGAGAACACGATAAATTATTTGAAGAGGAACCTATAAAATCAGACGGTACATTAGCACATGCATGGGAACGCGCGTTTTGGTTGTTATGAGTAACATTGTTGATATAAAATTTTATAGAAAACTGTACCCAGATTTGAGATTCCTTCCGGATGACAAACTACAGACACATTATGACTCATCCGGAAAGAAAGAAAACAGAGTACCAAATCAATACGTAATGGACCAATATTTTGATAATAATGCCCCGGACTTTGACATTACATTTTACAAAAGAGAATATACTGATGTACCTAATAATGAGTTACATGCAAAATTACATTATATGACACACGGCTTTGCTGAAGGTAGAGCCATAAACCACTCCTCAGCGGTTTCTGAAACCCCACAGCCAATCGCAGTATCATCAGATTCATCCCCGGGAGAAAAAGAGTTTACAAAGGAGAGCTCTACAGTATATAATAGATTCGCTTTGATAATTAACTACCAACCTGGAGAACATGATACAGCTATGTTTGATAATTTGAACCAGATTTCCGGACAATATCCTGAATTTCATATTTATTTTTACTATACAAATGATTCTGACCTGTTGAAATGTTTACAACTTTCTAGAGAAAATATAACATATCTATCTATAGAGCAAGAACATTTTATATCTGCAGAAGAGTGGTACTTAACATTAAATAATAATTTAAATCTATGTTCAACATTTTTAAATAGTTTAAACAAATATATAAACGATAATAAACCTAAAGAAAATTTTGAATATAATAACCAAACGATATATAAAAACCAGGTGTATGTTACCTCATGAGCTTGTTTGACCCACATTTCTATTCAGCTGCATATAAAGATCTACATGGGTTGAGTGTAAATAGTCTGCAAAAGCATTATATAACTAATGGACAAAAAGAGAACAGAATAACATCTGAAAAATATCTTAAATCGTTATACCCGGATGTTGATATATATAGTTTAATGAAATCTAACAATATAGATCTTGCTACAGCTATAGAGAATATTCACGGTCATAAAGATGCATCACTATCTGAGGACATCGTGAAGAAGCCTCCGGTACAGATTTTTGATGCTAACTATTATATGCAGCAGTACCCGGATGTTGTTGCAGCTGGGTACAATACAACATCTCGTGCATTCCAGCATTGGATGACATTCGGTAGATATGAAAATCGAAATGGTTCTAGGCCCGTAGTAAATACAACAATATCAAAGCTGCCGCGTTACAGGGATTGGGAGCTAGGCAATTCAAGTATGTTAATGGATAGCTCTATCGCGCAAGAATGGTTCGGTACACACCTTTACGGTTGGAAAGGTGTAATGACTAGCTTATATCAAGAATTAAAAAACCAAAGTATATTCACACGTAAATACCAACATGATATTTACTTCAATCCGTGGCTAGAGGAACTGACCACCTGGGGCCGGGACTTAGAGAAGAGACGGCAAATAATTCACACCATTTTAGATAAAGATGTAAAGCTTATAACATTTGTACACAACCCACCATTTGTTGAATGGGAATCCAAGTACAAAAATACAACCCCTAAAACTCTATCTGAACTAAATACACAAATAGCTAATAATCCAGGTAACTTTAACGGATTATTATCGCAAAACACAGATCAAGTACTTATAAGTAATGATGCATATTACGGTAATTGTGACATGGACTTAATGGACAAATGTATATACATATATACAGTCTCACAGACACATAAAAAATATTTAACCTCTCCTGAAATACAACAAAAATATCCATTTTTAAAAAATAAAATATTATCCGCTAATCATCCCATCACAGATAATATAACCACTAGATTTGACTATAACTCGTACACCAGGTCAAATAATAAAAAAATATATCATATAGGGTGGTGGATGAGAAATTTAAAAACATTCAATGATATCAAATTACCAGTATGTTTGAATAAAAATGTTTTAGTTAAAAAAGATTTTAGCTGCTTCACTGATATAATCACCCCGGCGATGAAAAATGTTACATTTGTAGGTCACTTAGAGGATAACGAATATGTAAAAATCTTCAAAGAGAATATATTATATATGGATGCATTTGATGTTACGGCTAGCAACCTTTTATTAGAGTGTATCCGGTGTGAAACACCGGTGATTTTAAATAGACATCCCAGTTTTGAACAGTATATAGGTGCCAAATATCCTATGTTTTATGATGATATATCTGATATTGAATGTTTAACAGTCGAACAATTTAACAAACTAGTTCAACGAACAAATGATTACCTCAAAAAACTAGATAAAACTCATATATCTCAGCGAACTTTCAATCAGAAAATATGCTACGATTTGAAGAAATTAGAAAATGACAACTCACTTGTTAAACTATCCTGGATAACGTCATTATATAACGCCGATAAATATTTTAGTGATTTCTGTAAAGACTTTACAAATCAAAATTATAAACATCCGGAACAATTAGAGTTAATTATTGTTAATATATATGATTCACACTCAAAAGAAACCCAAAAAAAGATAGTAGAGTTTGAAAAGACAAATCATAACGTTAAATTAATCAATATATCTAAGGAAAAGGATCCAGGAATTTACAAGTGCTGGGAGATAGCAATTAAACAATCTATTGGGCGATATATTACAAACGCCAATCTAGATGATAGGCACCACCCAGATTTTTCGATGGAAATGATAAACTATATGGATAGTACACCTACTGTAGATGTTACATATGCACCTGTGTATGTAGGTAGTAAGTATCTCCCCGTTTATAAAACAAAATATCTAAACTCAGATCATGTATGGTTTGCTGAACGTGAGATTGGTCAACCGTTACATATATCTGATTTATGGGATAAAAGTACAAAAGATACCAGGAACCCGTGTCATTCCTGCCCTGTATGGCGGAGGGATATACATGAAATTGTTGGATATTTTAATGAGGAAATGTATGGTAGTGTTGCAGATTATGCTTTATGGTTGAAGTGTATTGACATGAACTTAAACATAGCTAAGGGCAACTCTAAACCATTAGCATTTTACCTTATAAATAACAGATCATACGGTCGAACAAAAAATGTAAACACTAAAAAACAGTTTTTATTAAAGCAATATAACCTAAACATACATGAGTGATTTATATAAAACCTTATATAAATATTAATAGTAACTAAGGCCAAATGAACATATTATTTTACGGAAACTGCCAAACTTCTAGGTTAGCCAACTCTAATACGTTTGCTAATATGAAACGGAATTGTGTTCTGTGTTATGTGACAGATATGACTCAGGACCAATTCACTAAACTAATTAAAGCAGCGGATATAATTATTACGCAGCCTATTAAACCTGGTTATAGAGGGAAATCATATCTAGACACGGAATTTATACTTAAAACCAAGAGAAAGGATTCACATTTAATTTTAATACCATCCATATTTTGTGGTGTATATTTTCCAGACCAGGTATACATTAAAACTATCCATGGAGAGCTAGTTACTACCCCGTGTGACTATCAATATTTAAATCTGATAAAATATCATATAAACAATAAGGATATACATTCCTTTCAAGACGAAGTAGTAAATAACCCGGACTATATTGAAACCCGGGAACTACTAGATCATATTTCCGGTACGATACAGCTCTTGAAGGATAGAGAAGATATAGCAGTAAGTGATTATCCGGAAGCAATCCCCATTACAATATCTCAGTATATAAAAAATAACTGGCGTGATAAGTTATTATTTTATTCTATCAATCACCCTACAAATTATATTTACAATTATATCCTCTCCCAGTTAGTAGAGTTAGAGCTTGTAGATAATTATAAACCTTTTTATGAAGGGGATGGTATCATTAATATACAAGTCACTGATACTAGATCTTTAATGTACAGCTCAGTAAAGCAACAGCTTAATTTTGATATAAAGAACTATCAACCATGCCTTCACACTAATAAAGTGATTGGTAATGTGAATATAATTAAGTCATATTACCAGGTGTATACTGAACAAAAGATTCAATTTGAAACATTCCCCAACCATTTAGACAGCTTTACATTTAGAAATCTAGACATAGAAAATAATTGTTAAATATATGAAAGATAATAATTACAGCTTCAATCGGGTCGGGTGCTCAGAAGGTGGTCTACTGTACCTTCATCACTTGAAAGAAAAGGGTAAATTAGATAGCATACAATGGATGAATAATCCGTGGAAAAACATGAAGTGGGCATGTAGATGGCTGTACAATACCGCCGGGTTGTATGATAGTACAATTGATATACACGGTAATGATGAACAGGGCCTAGATGATATAGTCAATTCTCCGGCATTGGAGCAATGGATCGATAGTTACAAAACCGCATTAAAGAACTCATCATTCCCTTTAGTTCTCATGCACTCTGGTATACAATGTAATGCAAACATGAAAACATTTATAGAAGAGTATAAACATTGTTATGTAGCAACTCATGTTGGTAACTGGAATTGGAACACCTGGCACAAACCGGATTTAGAAATCAACACCGCGAAGATTTTTGAACCAATGACTCAAGATATTAATAACTGGTATGATGAGTCACTTAAACTCTGTGTTAATGCTTGTAATAACAAGAGAGTCTTAATTGTAAGTAATATGGGAAAAACGTGTGAAGAGCAGTATATTAAAAATAATAATCATAATATATCTAGCATCGGATATGTAGAATATCCCTCATGCTTTGGAAACTCCGGTCCGGATGTGAATCATATGGTCACTACAGACCGCGTCGTTAATGAGATAAACAAAATAATAGATACATATGATGTTGTAATACTCGCATGCGGGGCATTAGCTCCGATAGTATCAGACAGGATAATAGGTGATGTTACTAAAATAACAATAGGTAGTGGTATAAATATATTGTTTAATATTACCCCGGAAATGCAAAAACCATCTTCCGGAATTTTCAAAATACCTAAAGATATCCGCCCGGATGTGTCTCGTTACTATGGAAATGGAATAATGAAAGACTAAAATTGATAAAGTACCCGGACATAGGTAGAATTGATTTTATAGATTATTTAAATTCATACCCGGATTTGAAGCAGGCGTTTGGCTATGATGTTACTAAAGCTGAGCAACATTGGGTAACAAACGGGAGATTTGAAGGCCGGCATATACGATTAAAAGACATAAATTATAAAGAAATTGAAAAACATGTAACAAATGCATATCATAAACATCATAATGATATATCAGTTAATATATTGACTAGTCTGTATGTAGATAAAAACCCACAGCGTGTAGAAGAGTACAAACTCGCGTTGCAACTAAATTTAAACAACCCACATGTTAACCATGTACACGTTATGTGGGATAATTGCGGAGGCGAAATAGAACATTTCATATCTCCTCATGAAAAATTGACAATCGTACCACATGATGGGAGACCTAGTTTCAAAACACTATTTGAATACTGCAACACCCAGAAGAGCCGCGCGCTATGGTGTGTATGTAATGGAGACATTGTAGTAACAGACGATGTGCATAAACTACAATCGATCAATATGAACAACAATCTCCTGGCTCTGACACGATGGGAGTTTGTATCAGAAACAGATATATCAATATTTCATGAACATGAACAACCTAACAAATATTCACAAGATACTTGGTGCTTCAAAACACCAATATTGATACCATCAGAACTGGAGCTAATACATATGGGAAAAGTGGCATGCGACAGCAAATTGAGTGAAGTGTACAAGCATTACCAACGTTCAATATACAACCCTTGTGTGGATATAAAAACACTTCACATGCACATGCAAAACTCTAGAACACAAACTTATAACATCGCCAACGCTGGGTACGTTGAGAGTTGTAAGTTACAAGATATATACTAATATGAAAATACTTATAACCGGTGGCTCGGGCCTAGTAGGTTCCGCAATCAATGATATTTCAAATATGTATGCCGATTACGATATAGAATATCTATCATCTAAAGATTGTGATCTCAGAAACTTTAATAAATTAACCGATATTGTGAAGATATCTCAACCGGACTGTGTGGTACATTTAGCGGCTAATGTAGGTGGTTTGTACAAAAACATGAATTTTAAAACTCAGTTGTTTGAAGATAATATGTTAATGAATTATAATATTATCAAAGCATGTTCACATCACAGAGTATCTAAATTTATAGGTATGTTATCAACATGTATATTTCCGGATGATACAATATATCCTATAAATGAAGACATGTTACATGCTGGAGAACCGCATGAATCAAACGATGCATATGCATATGCAAAACGCATGCTCGATGTGCATTGCCGTGCATACAATAGTCAGTACAATACAAACTACAACTGTATCATACCAACCAACATTTATGGTAACAACGACAATTACCACTTAGAAGATGCGCATGTGATACCAGCTCTCATACACAAATGTTATTTAGCTAAGAACTCCGGAGGAAAATTCGAAGTAAGAGGTACCGGTAAACCACTAAGACAGTTCATACATGCCGATGATCTTGCTCATATAATTTTACAGCTCATACCCATCATAAATCAAGAAAATATAATAGTGAGCCCTTCTGCTGAATATTCAATTGGGCAAGCTGCCACATATATCGCCCGGGCTTTTGATTATGAACATGCATTGGTATTTGACGATAAGTTTAGTGATGGACAGTATAAAAAAACAGCAGACAATACAAAGCTACTCAATATCCTCCCGGAGTGGTCGCGCCCCGGGCAATTCACCGAGTTAGAACCCGGTATATCATCTACAGTCGAACATTTCTTAAGTAGATATCCAAACATACGTAAGTAAATAATGTAACATGGGAATAGCACTAATTACAGGAATAACTGGTCAAGATGGTTCATATCTAGCAGAATTACTATTAGATAAAGGATATGAAGTGCATGGGATTGTGCGTAGATCGTCGTTGATAAACACTCACCGGATAGATCATATATATGATAGGATTTCATTACACCATGGTGATTTAACAGACTCAACAAACATTATAAACATCATACAAAAAACACAACCTACAGAAATTTACAATCTAGGTGCTCAAAGTCATGTGAAGGTGAGTTTTGAAATTCCGGAATACACTGCGGATGTTGATGGGATGGGCACCCTCCGGGTACTAGAAGCTGTGAGGATACTCGGTTTGGAAAATAAAACTAAAATATATCAAGCTAGTACTAGCGAGTTATATGGTTTAGTTCAAGAGGTACCGCAAAAAGAAACCACACCATTCTACCCTAGATCTCCATATGGTTGCGCGAAAATGTACGGTTACTGGATAACAAAAAATTACAGAGAGTCATACAACATGTTTGCATGCACCGGTATACTTTTTAATCATGAAAGTCCTAGAAGAGGTGAAACATTTGTGACTAGGAAAATAACTCTAGGTCTTAACAAAATAATTAAAGGTGAGTCTGACCGCCTGGTGATGGGTAATATTGACTCTAAAAGAGACTGGGGCCATGCGAGAGATTATGTACATGGTATGTGGTTAATGCTTCAACAAGAAGAACCTCATGATTATGTACTGGCAACAAATAAATTTTATTCTGTTAGAGAGTTTATTGAACGTGCATTTGCATGTAGAGGTTATAATATAAAATGGAAAGGCACCGGTGTAAATGAGATTGGTTATGATACAAACACGGGTAATGATTTAATTTTTATAGATTCCAAATATTTCCGACCAGCAGAAGTTGAAGAATTACTCGGTGATGCAACTAAAGCAAACTCACAATTAGGTTGGTATCCAGTCACAACCTTTGAACAGTTAGTAGAGGAAATGGTTGACAATGACTGCAAATAATTCTGATAAGTTAACTGATGCTGAAGAGAAGCTAAAACAGCAAGTTTTAGATGAACTATATACGAAGTTAAATTACAAAAAAAATACTAAATATACAAAATCTAAAAGTGATATAGTTAAAGAACTTCCGGAAGCAGTCCCTCAGGAGAATAGATATACTAGTAGATTTGATAATATTAGCACTGTCTTGAAAAGATGGGATCAACGATTCGGTACTAAAATAGATACAACTATCGAGAATTGTTCAAAATATACTGATTTAAACCCAGAAACAACAGTTCTTATAACTGGTAGTATTAAATCTACTGACAATCGAAAACTATCAATGTTTGATAATGTATATCCTATTCTCGGCGATTATAATACAGCCAAGGCTCAAGGACATGGGATGTATGTAGTAGATTATAATATGGGTAAATATTGCACCCAACATACCGGAAATAATAATATTATGATATATACCCGGGATGCTTATAATAAGCAAAAAGTGCTCAAGAAAACATGGGTGTATGGTGATTATAGAAGCTTTAAAACAATGGATATAAAGTATTACACCTCTCACTATGACCCTTCTACTGGTAGGATACCTGGGGTAGAAGCGGCCACTGCATTATATATCAAAAATAAATATAGTGGAGCTAAGATAGCAATGTATGGTGTGGATTTTTCTAACTTGTCTGCATGGGATCAAATGATAATTAAGGAACTAGAAATCATTCAATGTGTATAAGATTTTTTAGTTATGTTAAAAATGAAATTGTTTTTATTGAAAAGTGGTTACAACACCATGCGAGCATCTCTAAGTGGTTTTTAATACATGTAGTAGATAATGGATCGACTGATGGTACATGGGAAATACTGCAGCGATATAAAAAAAAATATGGAATAAATATCTACCAACACGGTGACTATAGTTCAAAAGGTACATACTTGACAACATTAATGAAGAGGTATCAAAACCAAGATAGTATATTAATCCCAATCGACGGTGATGAGTTTTTAGTCTTACATATTAATGATAATGTAATCAACAATGCTGGGTGTATTAAAGAGTATTTACACAACCTACCACGAGATGGTAGTATGTACAAAACGACCGGTTCATTATTTTCAGTACCACATAAAATTTATAATAAAGACCCTTTCAAGGAGATCATAAAATGGAGATGGAGATGGAAATCAGAACGTTCCTGTAAAAAATTTTACTATAGTAAGACATTCAAAAAAACCGATCATGGTAATCATAGCGGTATTAGTGATAACAAAAATTATAAATCTACAGATTTAGTTTACTTACACTATCACGATATAGGTCGAGATCACTACAAACAAAAGTGCGAACAGGACGTTGCATCGCTTAATTTAAACATTAAAGATTTTGCTGACCTTAACAATACCGGTATAGGGTGCGAAAAGGCTAGAGCGTTACTAAACATTGGTGATTGGAATTACAGTAATAATAAAGAGTTTGATATAAAATTTAAATGGACAAATGGAAATAACCTTACATCATAATTTTTTCGGCGTAAATTTAGATAGCTTAAAAACATCTATATACAAAGATCATCTCAAAATAGCAATTAACAGTTGCCGGGTGAACACTAATTTAAAGACCTGGTGTTTATACACCGGGGAGAAGAGTGATATGTATGATTGGTTAGTATCAAAAAATGTTACAATGTTAGACTGTAATCAAACATTACTTGTTGATAGTATTAATCAGGATATGAGTGATACATTCAATCATGGAATAGCGAAAGGAGCATGGTTGAGAGTTGAAATACCAAACATAGTACGTTCCTTAGATATCAACCCCACACACGTACTATATACGGATGTTGATGTGATCTTTACAGACAAATGGAATCCGGTGATGCTAACTACTGACGGTATTCCTAGATTCGCATGTAGTTTTGAAGGTGATGCACAACGACACTACAACACGGGAGTAATGGTAATGAATGTTGAATATATGCAAAACACATACTCATCATTTATGGAGTATGTATATAACACAGGGATTGCTACATTTAATCCTTATGATCAAGCAGCTCTCAACAATTTTTATCCGGTGAATACAATCACCAGACTCCAACGCCGGTATTGGAACTGGACACCTTACATGAATAATGGTACCTTGTCAGACAGCCAAGCTAGGATCAAGCATTTTCATGGACCTAAATTAAATTTTATCCGGAGTAAAGGCTCATGCATGCCTATTGATGCAAACCCATTACATCAATTAATACATCAATTATATAACCAATCCTCTCAAAAATATGAGGAGATGCTGTCTTTAGCAGATGTACATTTACATGATTAACACTTGAAAACACCGCGTTAATCAGTTATAATATATGTATGATTGTTAATAGTATTGAAAATTACGACGGAGAGCTACTGCATAATAGATTCGCATATAAATTTTTTAGAGAAAAGACATTACCGATTGGTAATATTATCGCCTTCAGGAGCCCCATGCTAGTAGAAGCGGATGGAATGATTGACAGTGAAGATATCATAAAGAATGAATTTATATATAGCGATGATGCGATAAACTTTCTATGGGAAATCCCATGCTTGAATGATGCCTTTGGTGCAGTAGCTTGGCAACGACTGTTCAACACCAACATAGCCAACCTGCTCAGCTCTAACTATTTACATGCTCCAATCGAAGTGGATGGGGACGATATCATCGTGCATAAAGATCATGAACAGGGTGGTGTCAAACAGAGCAAAGGTAAATGCAGCGTGAGCATAACATATGTAAGAGATAATGTAAGTTTAGGTCATACCGGAATAAACATCACTGCTGGAGACAAAGCCCCTAGTCATGCGTACTCAACCGGTCTAGACAACAGACAAGCTACACAGTTCATGAAAGAGGTTGTTGACATGTTCTATCAAATGAATGATGATATGTTTCTAGCCACAACAAAAACAATAGTTAAGTGAACATATTTAACTATCTATCAAATATATTATTCACTAAAAAATCCGCATCAATTAAAGCGATTGATCAGCAAAGCGATTACCAGCCATTTTTAATTAACAGATGGTGCAGCATGCTGAACAAACAAACATGTAATGTGATAAACACTACGGTTAACACAATGTATCAAGTGTTTGAGAGCAAATCAGACCATTATAAATTTTTACATTATATTGTACCACGGGAACGTTTCACTAGAATCAATTATATAAAAAAACATAAAACTGAAAATAAAGACTCACAGATAGTATCAAAGTTGGCTAAAAACCTTGAATTATCCAAAAGGGAGATAAATCTTTATAAAGAACAACTAAATTTAGATTTATCAAAATATGACCAACCAACAAAAAGCTAACATTGACACGATTGAACCGACCAAGAGTTTAATTGACTTATCCTCCGCGCATGAAGATTCATTAGATTCGACACTAATCGGTTACGCCGTAGAGTCTCTAGAAGACGATATAGTGTTGATTGAATTCGCTGACCGGTTCGAAACTGGAGAAGAGATTATTAGAGATGGTATCGTAGTACCACTTAACGGAAACCCTAAAGCCTGGAGAATTGGTAAAGTAATACTACAAGGCAAAAGTGCACTAACTACAACCACCGGAGATTATGTAACGTTTCCGAACAACATGGGGATACCGGTGAGCAATTTAATAGTGAAATCCGGTAAAGAATACATCACAGTCAAGAAAGGACAGTTCATCAACGCACAGCGAATCTTCGGTAAGCTTGAAAAGCTCGGCGAAGATGCTGTAGTATGAGCCCTGGCCAGCTAAACGGTCTGTTACAGTCCAATGTACTGGATATAAAATTCAACCGCCGTAGATTACGCCCCGGTGTCACACCGACTCGAAGAATGTTATGCACCATGGACAGTACCATACTCAACAGTACTAATGGTCGGACTGTTCTAAATTACATGCCCCCATCCGGTTCCGGGTTCCCTTACAATGTGTCAGGTAAAGGTTTGAGCTTAGTATGGGACATTCTCATGCAAGATTTCCGCATGGTTAGCGCGGAAAGTGTGAATATCATAACAACATACCCTGGTGATGATACATTCTGGGGAGTGTTCAACGAAACCTTTGTAACCATGTCCCAGCAAGATAAAATCGCCTTTATGGCATCCTGACATATGTTAACACGCGAAAAAATAGAACATACATTCACCGATTTATTACAACGTAACGTTAGAATTATATGCGGTAATAAGAGTATCAAAACCGGTAAACTACTGCTGGTGTCACAAAAGAATGCATGTATTTGCTTGTTGATGTTGAATCAAAAAAACGAACCTAAAAACTATGAAATACCATACCCGTTTGAATTTAATTACGACGCACCCACAGTGACTGTAAACTTAGATTATACAATATACACACTATGTCATGGTCGCGAAGACACAATCGACAACATAACGAAACATATACCAGAAAAAACAAATCGGTTCTTTAACAAACATGTACGTATTATAGGTGTTGAATAATCCTATATATGTTCATACAATATTGTTGTGGATTTAAGACAACACTTTCCGAAGAATTACCAACCTACCGATTTACAATCAAAGGCATTAGTAAAACTACAAAACGCTTTTGAGAGTACATCAACTGTGATACTAACAGCTCCTACAGGGTCCGGAAAAAGCTTCTTTGCTAGCACACTCAGTAACAGCGCGAGAGGAGTGTCGGATTCCAAATATGAAAACATATATAATTATTCTGCATTTGATGTTGATCAGCACGGTAACTATGCGGATACTACTCCGGTTGAACCTCATGGTGGTCTCGTACTGACAATAACAAAGGCATTGCAGGACCAATATGTGAAGCTTTTCAATAGTGAAACGCTCAAAGGTAAGAGCAACTACATGAGCACATTGGATAATACTATGGATGTAGAAATTGAATCTGCCGTAATACCTAGGAAAATATTACACAATCATAGAATCAACCATAAATGTAATTATCATAACAATCGACGTGATTTACTTGTAGGTCAGTTCGGTGTTACAAATTACAAAATGTTCATGAATCTCCCGGGACATGTAAAATCTAGAGAGTTTTTGATATGTGATGAGGCTAGCGAGTTAGAAGATGAGCTTGTATCACAATGTAGCTGTAAAATAGAATATGAGAAGTTGAAACGACATAACATATCTATAAAAAAATTAACTACAGACGAACCGTTAGCAGTGTATGCATGGTTAGATGATCTAGTACAAATGTTGCAAGAGCAGAGACTGTTCTTGCAACGTACATTACAGAAAAAAAGCACCTGGACTAGTGGTTCACAAACCAAGTATAGATTCATAAATCAGCTATTGTCACATGTGACTATATGCGCGAACAATTTTTACGAGTGTGAGTATATTGTTGAAAAGGATTACAATAAGGTGATGCTCACACCATTATATGTAAATAAGTTGGCACAAAATATTTTAGGTTTCGGAGAAAAAAAATTGCTCATGAGCGCTACTATAATTGACCCTAAGAGTTTTGCAAAGACATTAGGTATAGAAGAGTATGAGCATATAGAGATTGAATCCGGATTTGATGCTAAAAAGTCACCTATATATGTTTCCACTAAATACCCATTAAGTAGAAAGACAATGAGTAAATACTTACCTAAAATTGTAGACGATATAGAAAGTATATTAGATCATCACAAAAATCAAAAAGGTGTAATACATACACATACTCATGAGATCGCGCAATATATAAAAGATACAATATGTAGCGATCGGTTGTTATTTAGAGAGAGTGGTACATCAAACGAGGATATATTACAACAGCATCAAACTCTAGATAGGCCAACAGTACTAGTGTCACCCTCGTTGACGTATGGGGTTGATCTAAAAGATGATCTTGCTAGATTTCAAATCATATTGAAGTTACCGTATCTACCATTATTAGACAAGCGTATAAAGAGATTATTTGACCATAATAGTGAGTGGTACCAGAATAAAATGCTCAACACTCTAGTACAAGCGTGTGGCCGCGCGACGAGATCTGCAGATGATTGGTCCACCACATATATAATGGACGGGCTTTCCGGAAAGATTATAACTAAATGTAAACATAAACTACCAAAACATTTCATACAGAGGTTCGCGTAATAAATAATTATGTGAGGTATCATACATATAATTTTGAAATAAAGGATCTAATAACACAATTTCTATCTGCATTTGATGAAGGAGTTGTAAAAAGATTCAATCAAAAACGAGAACCGGAGAAAAGTTTTGAAGCGAGATATGTATATGCGCACAAGCAACGAGTGGTTCATGATCTAATAAACAAGAGCCAGCACATACAGCTACCTGTTGTCGCTGTGAGCTTGGTTAGCATCACCCGGGATCCTGGTCGAGTCTTTAACAAAATTGAAGGTTTTCAATACCCTCAAAGATATTCTATAGATAATGTTTCAAACATGTATGACAAAGTACCCCCGGTCAACCCTGTGAACTTGGAAATTACAATGGACATCATGACCAAGTATCAACAAGATATGGATCAGTTAATAACCAACTTCGCGCCATATTGTAACCCATATATTATATTGTCATGGAAAATTCCTCAAGGTGATAAGTATCTAGATCCATTCTTAGATAAAGATGCACCTATTCAAGAGTTGAGGTCTGAAGTGTTGTGGAACGGTAATATAACTCTAGATTACCCAAAAGATCTAACAGCTACACAACCTTATAGAGTCTCTGCCAGTACTGGCTTTACAATCAAAGGATGGCTATTCACCAAACCACCACAGACCGGAGTAGGTACAGTTTTTGATATTGAAACAAACTTTGTGTCAGTTTCATCAATCGATGATCTTGAGGGTGGAAATTTGAATGATTACAAAACCACAAACAACGAATAACATGGGAAGAAACGCTAAAGATATAACTGATTGGGGTATAGAAAATGAAGAACGTAACATCAGACAGCTGAACCCAACTAAAGACCAAGCATATATAGAAGATGTAGTCGCCGGTAACCCTAATGATAGACGTGGTAGTTTCGCTGGTAATCGAACGGGTAGTCTCCGCGGAGCGCCTAGTGTTACATATGTGACATTAGATAATACTAAAAAACGTAAATTGTTACGAGCAGATACACTTGAACCTTTTGACATATACATCGAAGGTTACAACATGTACAACATGACAAATCTTTACCTGAGTGGTAGCACGACTGAAATGTTTGGTACATCTGCCCAGGAATATAGTTATTTTAATGATAAATATGATAATAGATTATCAACAGAAAATCCCCCATTTTCCGGAATACAAATTGATTCATGGGTGGTGTTAAATAATAACAATATATATTTTACTGCTCCTGCAATTAGCGCTTCTGGCTCATTGGATATAATCTTACAAGGCCCGGCCGGGTGGTACCTCGCATCAGAATTTGCATATGGTGATACTGACTCTCTTATAACAATAACGACAGCAACCACCGGTACAGAAACAAGTGAACTATGCGGTACAGAAACAAGTGAACTATGCGGTACAGAAACAAGTGAACTATGCGGTACAGAAACCTAAATATTAACTGATGCAATCATTTACTATAGATGGTATTGTTGTAATGCCGGCACTAGAAGCAGAATATAGACTGGACCCTACAATAAAAACTCTCCGGAATACAATTACATATGAACAAGGTTATTCATACTCTTATCACAACTTCCTACAAGATGTTAGAGATTACTCATTTAATAAATCATCGAATTTTTATTTAACTCAACCTACCAATACTGTTGAGTTTTTTGAAATACAACCCATACCCTTTACGTATCCTAGTATAGATACTACATTTTTAGCATTTCACCGGTTGACTAGTGACCCGTTGAGCGCATTAACAGCCAACCAAGATACATGTTTGACCGCAGCAAGCGCGACTTCCGGTTCTGAGATCACCGCAACTTCCGCAACTTCTGCATTGAGCGCGGACGGGCAAGATACAATTTCAACATATTTAACAATAGACAGCGCGGTAGATTCAGATTCTACAGACCTCTACAAAAATATTAATGCTGAGAAGTTTATTGACCTTAAAACAAAAAAGACATTACCTCAAAATTATTATTTTAATATAATGTATATTGACAGTATAAACTGTTATATATATCATCAAACCGGGGATGATAGATGGTACCTATCTCACAAAGATGAAGAGGGAGAAACACTAAAGTTTGTGAAAATAACTATAGAACCATCACTAGAAAACAACCCGGTTGAGATTGAAGCTAGTGGTGGTAATAAGATTAAGTTTCAATACACTAGGAGTAGAGAAGGTCTCATCCGTTTCTACAAGCAATTGAACGCTAGTACGCACGTGTTGAAGCTGTTGAGTGATGAGGATAGACAAACGAATCCAGCTAGCCTTCCCATCCGACTAGAAGACATGTTAGACCCAGATGGTGATGGGGACACTGAAACGCAATCTCCTAATGTTCTTGAATTAACACCGGATACAACACTCAGGACAAGGCCGCGATATGAAACTAACATTTCTAAGAATGTTATACAATCCCATGTGTTCAATTACAAAAAGGATATCAACTACAATCAACTAGAAATAGATAAAGATAAGACATCTTCTCAACAAGTGAACACTCTAGTCCATTCCGAGTACTACTTCCTTACTGGGGAGTCGTTCCCGGTCAACTTTTTCGGTCTTAAAAATTTACAGACACCTAGTAATATTAACTCTAGTAACAATATCTTCCCGGGTCAATCGAATGAATATCATAGAGACTATAACAAGGTTTTTACAGGTTCAAATCAAACCGGTGGTAGTAGCAACATATCATTGGAATATACATCCAGTAGTAAGGAGTATACATTCGCCCCGGGGATGAACTATTTCAACACCCCTCAGGATATAACTCCGTATAATCGTGTCAATATCAATGACACAAACTTACATTCTAGCGGTGCGATCGCCGGTACATCTCCAGGTGATTCAGATAAGATATACAAGAAGAACGCTGGTTATGGTAAGTATACAAGGTGGGGAGACCCAACAGACCAGCAGTTAGGTACATGGTTATGTACTTGGTTATCTGGAGGGGATGACCCAGATGTTGAGCCTGTATGGATGGATAGATACTACAAGCCTGATGAGGTTGGTTATGTACAAGCTCTGACCAGTTCAAACATCTTCTCTCATGCTAGGTATGATAGTAATCAATTTGATGTATATAACACAACAGATACGGTCATAGATAGACCTAGCAAATTGACTTTGGAACCGGGATGTTTTTATGCATACTATAGATTGACTAACAAAGATCTAAACAACATATTGTCAGAACTTGACCCCTCTCATATACAAAAAGGATTTGACACATATCAAACAATAGGTGGACAGCAGCTTGGAGATGCTGATGGTACTATAGAACTCACTGGTGAGAGTATCGCCCGGGCCACACAATTGACTAAATTACCGGACTTTGATGCAATCAGTATAAATTTCGATCTAAATATAAAGGAGTTCAGAGCACCCTTTGGCCATCAAGTTTTAGGTAACTACACAACCAACGGGTTTGGTCTGTTTAACACTAATGATACTAGCCCATTCTTGTTCATTTTTGGATCTGATGGAGCCGCAGTTGGTGGTGTTCAACAAAATTCTAGTTTGCGTGTATATGACAACTCATACAAATTGTACAATTACATAACAAATGATAGCTTCATTGATGATACAGAAAGTCCATCACTGTTTGTATCGCTAATAATACGTGAGTTACCGGAGAATCTATTCATACTCTCGGAAAATGGTACCATTATAGAAGCATCTCATGACGGGGTTATAACATCCGTTTATAACCTATCTACATTATTGTCACAAGACATTACCGTGATCGACACTGCTTATGATGAGCAGTTGATATACATATTATCACATACAGGAACCGAGGCACAAGATTATCAGATACATACATTCGATATGGTAAGCAAGGCCTTGAAAACATTAGATAAGTCATGTCTGGTCAGCATCCCCATCCCGGAGCAACTAGGGTCAAATAACGTTGATTACAACTACGGACGGGACATATCTGAGTCCGGCCCACCAACAAAAATATGTATCAAAAATGACCCAGCGCCATATCAACATCACCGCTCTGTATATGTAGGGTATTCTGATATTGTGAAGGTAGGTAACAGGTACATATGGCAGCTTGTACGTGGAGCCACTAGTACTATCACCGGTTTGCAGGTGAAGCATGACGTTATATATGTATATGATACTAAAACTCTTGAATTGATACCAGGTCATTTAACAGATAACAATCTGTCTGACTCAACTGTACCCTTGAGAATAGCAGACTACGCAATCGATAGAAATGAAAATATCTGGTTAGCACATCAAGAGAATATATTATCTAAGTACAATAAAGACAGAAAACTGCTAGTGACTCGTGAAATAGAAGAACAAGAAATATTATCGCTAGTGCTAACACGTGACATGGTCGATAATGAGGTTCAAGAACGTGTAATGGTGTTAGGCAAAGTGGCTGGTGAGGAAGTAATAACATATGACATCGGACCCGTGAACCACCCTACAAACGATCCGGACCATGAAGATTATCGTAAGGCTAGCCCATGGACACAAGACGGTAATCAATTTACACGAGATCGTTTCACTAACCCACTAGACCCGGTGTATGATGATTTATCTACATTTGACGATACAACTCAGATAATATACCCGTTCATGGAAGGTAATTTGAGATTTGGTGAGCAAACTCAAGACCGGTTCAATATAGAGTCAGACAACACAGCTGGTAGAGTGATAGACGGTGAATATGAGTTCATCACTGAAGGTTTTGATTTTATAGGTACAGAAGGTGTAACCTTAATGTATGGTAACATATTTGATGTTGAGACTGGTAATCAAATTGACCAACGAGAGTTTCCTAACTTCAGTATAGATTCGGCTGACCTGAGACCACAGCTTGTGAATCATTATGAACATACAATGCTTAATTACAATAGATACCCTAAACATAATTTAAACTTGAAAATGTTGTTAGATCCGCTGTTCAAACAACAGCAACCAGATTTAGTGAATTTAAAAATCGATTTGACAAAACTCAACAGTAATAGATACACTGACTTTCATAACTTTAACATTGTCATAGACAATGACAAAGGGTGTGTAGAGATATGGATAGATGGTACTTTAGATGTAACAAATCATGTGTACAATTTTCCAGTTGATAAATATAGATTCACAAAAATGTTTAAACAATCGATTGTGGCAGGCGCGACATCATACTTGAATGATACACTACTTGTAAATAAACTTTCTAGACCAAAATCATACACCTGTAAAAATACATATATAAATAACTTTAACATTTACACCTGCCGGTTGAAACGTAACCATATATTAAATATAATGAGATCTAAAAACCCGGTTACCGAGATGTTTTGGGAGTGCCCCACTAGAAGTAGAAATTATATAGATACAATTGAAAAGGTATTCAACCATTCCACCCCGCCCCGGAAATCAAACATATTTAATATTGTGGTTAGAAATTCATCTGTTAGGTCGATACCACTACAAAATTATTTATCTAACAAAATTACACAGTTGTTACCCAAAGTCATACCTGGAGATACTAAAGCGAACAATATCCAGTGGACAAATGAACTTTTAGACTTTACAGAACCGGAAGCAGATCAACTAGTATATGATGGTCCGGTGGCTGATCAAATCATAGTAGACCCATCCGGAGTAACATTACCCGCGTATTTACCATATGTACTGCAATGATCTGGAGTTGTTAAACATTAACGCTGTATTAAATAATATTGACCATGGCAAACAAAAGAATTAAGATTAGTGAACTACCTAAAGTCACCTATGATCCGTTGGCAGATATATATCTGACTAAATCTGACTATTTACCAATAGCTGTTACTAACAAACTAGATTTATCAGCCAAGACAACCATGGCTGTCACCACTCGTGAACTCCAACGCTTCACATTGCAACAACCTAGTGATCTAGAGGATGCTGCAAATGAATTAACAATTGGTAGCCCTGGAGTGACAATCAACATGGGTAAAGTAAATGTTTCAACAACATTGACAGTCACTGGAGATTGTATATTCTCTGGTAATGTGACCATGAGCAGTATCACACTAGAATCTGGAGAGTTCAATAGCGATATACAAGTGGGTCAATCTGTGTACCCGGGCCGCATAACAGCCGCCGGTGGGTCGCCTATTCCCTTTGGTTTACTAGTCGCGAATAGCAGCGGGTTTATTAAACAAACTGGAGCGACCGGAATGTCATTAGCTAGCCTTGTAGCAAACGCAGCAGTCACTGCCCCGGCCAACGTTGGCAGGGTAGTAACTATCGATGCAAACGGTAAGTTAAACTTCAGTATTGGAATCGGTTCTCTGATAGGTGGAGACGGTTCATTGACCACCGACCCCGCAAAATATCATAATGTAGTTACAGTGAGTAACACCGGTGGTCTCTCACCAGACAGCGGAGTGAGTGTATCCACCTTGACCAATGTGGTCGCTGCAACTACCGGAACATTTGATACTGAGTCTGATGTTAGCAGCACCGGTCAGAAATTTTTAACAACAACTGCAGCTAGTCCTAGTGTGGATGATATAAAGGTGCATAATACACTGACATTAAAAAAGGTAAATGACGCGGTGAATGTTGTAGAGGCTACACTAGGTGAGACAATTCACAATCAAAACAAGATACTGACTACAAGAGCCAGCTCCCCATCACTGGATGATGTAGAGTTCGCGTCTAGCGATAGCATGTTGATCAACACTAGCGTAAACTCAAATTATGATGCAGCTGACTTCCAAGACTCTTCAGATGCTGAAGACCCACGAGTGGTATTCAAATCACCTATCGTACTCGGAGCCAAACATCCGGATAATGTGGATTTAACTGATGAAAATACGAATTATCAAAGTACACTGAGTGTTAAAGGACCAAAAAACTTCGCGGCACAAGTGGGAGAGATCAGATGGAATTTTTACAACAACGTCCCGACAATCTATTTGGCAGTCAAGAAAATGAACGGAGTATCCGGCGCGGTCGCAGGCGCATGTCACTGGTACGGTGTACCGCTGTTCGGTACCATAGATCTAGACACCGGTTATGATCCCACAACCGGTTACCTAGATGACTCCGCCTTGAACAAACATTCATATCAAGATCTAGATTGATGGACGAACTACTAGGAGCGGCCGACGAACCTGCAAACACACCAACTGATTTGATTGGTGACACTGTGCTAGGTTCCAGTAGTCGTGACAATCAACAGGATTCATTCCTTGCATACATGCAGAGTCAAGGATTGCAGTTTGATGAATATGCAGCAGAATCAGCCGCGGCTGGTATTGGAGAGGATGATGGTAACGAGGATGCCGCAGCCAATGATTTGGGCCTAGATCTGGGCAAGTTCAAACAAAAAAACCCGGCACAAGCTGAGTTAGATGAAAAGAGTAAAATTTTACAAGACACCACCACTGACAACATCAAAAAGATCCGGAGTCCGCGAAACCAAGCTAGACAGATCGACCGGACAATTGACCGGGCCGGTGACAAGGTGTGTGATGAGATGAGTAAATCAATCCAAGCAATACTCAAGGGGGAGATGACACCAGGTCAATTCGCGAAAACATTAGGTGGTGTTGGAAAAAATGCTGCGGAAAGCTTGCTCAAAGACGGTTTTGGTGCTAGTGATTTGAAAGATCTAGGAAAAAAAGCAGCGCTGGCGGGTGCTGCTATGGTTGCAGACCGGGCAGGACTAGACGATCAGCTACAAGGCTTGTTAAATAAGATCAAAAGTAACAAGAAGAAGATGAATGATATTGGTAATACTAAAAAAGCACAAGACAAAGTGCTCAATGATATATTCAAAAAATTACCACCAGTCGCCCGGCAGATACTCAAAGGTGATAAAAATGCATTACAACGATTCATAGATCAGCAATGCACACAGGCTAGGAGAGACATGAAGACAGAAGCTCTAGGTCGTGCAGGGTTGACCGGCAAGGTCCGCGATTTTGTTGATGATAGATGAAAAAATATTACGGTAATTATCTAGGTATAGTGGTACAAAACAACGATCCGGATCGTCGTGGTCGTTGCAAAATTTATGTACCTCATGTATCCATCACAGTGTATGACAAATGGAACAAAGTACCCCGGGACAAAAGATTCAAATTCCTTGGTGAGAATTTAACTTCTAGTTTGAATGACATCATAGAGGATGTTAAAGACATATTACCATGGAGTGAATGTGCCATGCCAATAACCGGTGCGACCGGCAGCGGTAGATATAACGCGCATGATAAAACCGGGAGCATCTCTGACAGTAATCGATTAGAAGAAACAGATCCGGTGCTTGATCCATCCGGTAAAGTTAAAGACCCAGAGACTAAATTCGCGTTGAATAAAGATGGTATAGGTGAAAAACCGGCACGTATATATGAAGTTGAAGATTTAAAACTTACCGACGCATGGAACGACAACGGTGGCGCCGGTAATTATGACAAAGCTGGTAAGATGGGTCTAGGGTTTAGTGAGAAAGGCGGGAGTAACAAACACAATGTAACGCAATGGCCGGAACTCAGGATCAACAAATATAGCTACAATTACACACCAAGTAGTTACAGTAACTGCGCCAAGGGTAGCTTCTCAATACCTAATGTAGGTGCTCATGTGTGGGTATTCTTCCGTGAAGGTGATCCTACCAGCCCGGTTTTCTGGGCCACTGTTCATGGTCAAGAAGAATGGAAAGGTATATATGACACACTAGGTGAAGATAAAGATGTTGGTATCGATTACCCCGGAACATACGAAAATAAATCCAAAACAGACGATGATACATACGACCATAACACAGAGCAATATCGTAACAAATACGTGTTAAATCAAAAAGGCGGTGTGATTGAGATTATCAACAGTGACAATAAAGAGATAATGAAATTCACACATTACAGTGGATCATTCAAAGAGTTTAATAACCATACAACAACCGAGCTAGCCACACATAACGACCAAAAATTGGTGTTGGAGGATCAATATCTAACCGTACGTGGTTATCAAAACCTATATGTTGAGCATGATGTTGACAGTATAATCCGCGGAGATAGCTTCCGCAAGGTTGGAAACATGAAGGAAGAATACATAAAGCAGTGGTATGAGATTGGATCGGTTATTGCAGATTATAAACAATTGTTTGAAATACAACGCACGGATGCCATCAAAGATAACAACCGGAAACTAACAAGCGGTCAGCAGAAAAAAAGCGGTTCGCATAGCGCTTGCCCGGTGTGCGCGGCCAAAGTTACAAAACCAGGTGGTCATGGTACTCAAGAGAAATACTGGCACCTGAACAACAAATTTAACAGTACTGAAGTAACACAAATACGAGCCGGGGACAAAGGCATGACTTGGGGCCCAGGAGAGAAGGCTATGCTAGGTGGGTCCATGAGCAGCACCGGGCAAGATGATGGGGCAGATAAATATCAAGAATGTAAACCCAAAGGTCAGCAACCTAAAGCTCAATTTAAAAAAGCCGGTGCAAGTGGTAAGATATTTGGAGATACATGCCCGTGTTGTAAGGGTAGTGGAAAGAGCCCTAGTACAATGGACGGTAGCTGGTCAACTGAAAGTCTGAAAAATGATTTAGATACATACATAAAGGCAAATATAGAAAAGTTAAGTGAGGCTGAAGCCAAGATGGGAATAGGGGGTAATGAAATTGTTGATATCACCAAACATAAAATAGAGACTATAGGTCTAGTGATGAATGATTTTGGTAATATTCGTGTAGATAAGGTAGGTAAGATACATAATAATGAGATTGTCGTTCATAAAGAAGGTGTGTTTACCAATCAAGAGGAAAGCCCGATGATAGAATATGTACATGTAGATGAACTACCAGGAGGTAATTACACACTCAATGTATGTAACAGATACAATGTTCAAGTCGGTGCTGGTGGTTTGAGTATGAAGAGTTACGGGCCTGTGGATATTGGTGGAACCATAACCAACATATCAGGTAATCAAGTGAACATAGGTTCAGAATTCGAGACCAACATAGATGGTGGTAGGAGACTGAACATCTCAGCTGATATTTTATGCCTCCGCGCTAGAAATAAAGATGACAAAACACAAGATGAGCAGGTGTTAATTGATGGAAATTTAGGAGTGAAGACAAATGTAGTAGTTGGTGGTGGTATGCATGTTGAAGGTGAAGTCAGTTTGAATCATGTGACAGCCCCATGTGAAATCCAACAAACAGAAGAGACAGATGTAACTGGAACCACTCTAGCCAATCGTGTGGTAGCATGGATACCCCCAGGTCGGGTATTGATAGGGGCATGTTGTCCAGTGTTCAACCCGTTACCAATTCCAGTGAAAGCAAACTTTGGACCAGCTTTTGCAAGTGACCCTAACTGTGTCGGTGTTTGGTCACATAGCCATTTGTTTAGAAACTTACCATTAACATTGCACCGAGAGCATCATGATGTCCGGACCAAAGGTAAGAAAAATAATGACTATAAAAAGGGTAGAGTACCAGCCGAACCAGTACGTCATGAAAAGAAGTGCGGGGATGCTAAGTCTGTAGCAAAAGGTACATACGGTGCTCCGCCAAAGCGTTAATTGCTGTTCAGATAACTTACTAGCTTAGACACAATTCTCATCATCTCATCATGTCTGAGCTTGTTGTTGAGAGTGTTGTTGACCAATGGAGCAGTTTTCGCAGTTTCTAACACATATTCTATCGCTTGTGATATTTTTTTCCGGTCACTAGGTTTGTCAGTCCATGATTTAGCAGCATCAGCAATATCTTGATAAAATTTCTTGTAACTACTCGACTTGGCATAACACATGTCTTGAACGTCTGGCCAGGTTTGATGTGATAAACTTTCGTAGTCGAAAGTTAATTGGTCGGGATGGTCCAACTCATGATCTAAATCTTCAGTACATTCACTGTTATATTCTGAATGGTAATTGACACTGTCCATATCCTGTGTAGGTTCGGTACAGGCTCTCAATTTTGCTAGTGCTTCATGAAGTTGTTTGCTCAGTTGTGATGATATCATTAAATTATTTAGCTTGTTGGTTATCAGATTCAATTGATTCTAGCGCTTGTATTGTTTCTTTTTGTTGATTGATAATCTCATGCTTGAGAGCTCTGAGTTTGTTTTTGGTCATGGTCTTGTTGGATAGTGCATCATCTACATTAACTATCACCATCTCTATACCGTTCTGATCAGTATATTCCTTGATGACCCGTATCTTTCTCTCACGTGTGGATTCACCAGATGCGTTGTTGATTTCTATTGCCCCGGCTTCATTTATATGAATGTCCATACCACTCATCGTGTTTTTATTAAAAACCTTCTCAAAATTTTCTGTATATTTTTTCAAATCTGTTGGTCGTTGCTTACTTCCCTTGCTCATGTAGTTATTTATTTTTGTTAGTTTTAGATTCAAGTGGTTGTTCGTTCCGTAACTTGAGTACTTCCGGATGATCTCTCTCAACTGGGACTTCAACTATTTTTTCTACTTCAACTATTTTTTCAATCACTTGAGGAGGAGTTGTTGTCACCGTATTTACTAGATCAGTATCCGCGCGCCATTGTACATGTACCTTGCTAGGATCCCTAGTTGTGGTGGTTGCAGTTGTTGTGGTTGTATTTACCGGTGGTTTACTAGTTGTAGTTGTCGTAGTGGTTACCTGTGTAGTTTTTTTTTCTACTCTAACCCGGTCCCAAGTACCTGCAATCATCATGTTCAGTCCAACAATCAATACAACAGCAAGCGGGTCAAACACCGCGCAGATAATCAAAATGAACCATTTTACCACATCTTCCAATTCCATATCAAATGATCTGGCTATAAACTTGAAACTACCAATGTCTGTGTCTCTGATACTCTCTCGGAGCTTGAGTATCTCCTGTTCACCTTCACGTATCTTAACATATATACTGTTAACATCTTCCACATTGTCTGGTACCTGCTCCGTGGTTTCTCGTAGCTTCTCCACCTTGTTCAAGAATCTCTTGTACTCAACATCAATATTACCATCAATTTCGGTCAAGCTTCTGTTGATACCTTCACGTTCCGCGATTTGTGACTCTTTGAGCGCTTTCAACTTGCTAGTTTTGTTACTGAACAAACCCCCTTTTTCTGCTTCAACTGCTGCAACTGCATCATCGAGTGATTTGATTTGACTGCGCAACTCTGTTTGCCTTTTGCGTTGATCACCTACATAGTCATCATATATTTTTTGATATTGCTCAATACTCTCATTGGCTTTGTCATCAACAGCATTGGATGCTCCCTCGATCTTAGCGATCTCTTTTTCGTATGTAACGTTTTGTTTTTCTATTTGAACAATGTTGGATTCATACAAACTAACCTGGGTCATTGTTTTGTCAAAGGCATCACTCAAATATCCATATATACCCAACGATGTTATACCTATCAAGAGCACAGTAGCTAACGATAAATAAAATTTCATCAACAGTTTACACCGGTTCCACTGTCTGTACAAAAAGCTGGCTGCCATCAGTTTACCGATTTCTAAACTAGTGGCCATGATAGCCACCGGTATCATACTACCAGCGAACAATAATGATATGCCTCGAACACTAAAAAATGCTGCACATCCAGCTATGAACAGCGCGCTTAATCCTAAGAACGTGATGAAAAGTTTCTGATTTGCATGTTCTAACATATCAATATCTATTAATTAAAGTTTGAGTAAATTTTCAAATATACGAGCCAATCCAATGTGATTGAATATGGATAGGTATATAGGGTAACCCAACATGATGAATCCTAAGATCAGCCATTTTTTCCACTTGGCGGTTTCTTTCTGTCGTTCGTCCCATTTTTGATCCAGTTCCAACTCCATGTTGAGACGCTGTCTGAAATGTTCGAGCTCTATAACCTTACCATTGATAGTCTTTGTATAGTTGTATATTTTATATACCATGTCTGTCTGCCACTCGTTTTGTTGCTTCATGCACGATATTTGCTCCAGAAGAAATTTGTTATGATTATCCATACCATCCAACATGTACTCTGGAATTTGAGGCTTGAATTTAGGTACCTCTAAACTTTCTCCAACAACTGGCTTTACACTCTTATGCTTCATATAGTTATTTAGTCTCGTGGTAGTTTATATAATCACAAAAAAAGAGCCCCGGTCTCCCGGGGCTCAACACATTTACTATTACTACTAGATTAGAGAATTAGAATTTGACCTGCAAACCAACATGGAAACATGTATCGTCCTCGCGATCGTCGGCATCGATATAATCCACACCAGCAACCAGATCAACATCAGACACTAATTCTCTCCGGATGTCCGCCCCTACAACATAGTAGGTTCTGTCATTGCTGTTAGAAACTTCTGTGTTTCCAACGGAGGCACGACCAGTCACGGACACTAGATCCAAATCAAACGTCTCGCTCACTCCAATTTCAGTTGTCCATAGCTCATCATCGAGTTCATAATAGACAATAGCTGATAGGTTGAGCAATTTGCTTGCTGTGAGTCTAGCAAATAATTCACCAGTAGCTTCACCAGGAACACCTTCAGTGTGCAAAAACCCAGTGGATAGATCAAGTTCGAATAGCTTGCTAGCTACTCCAGCTGAAATATAATACTGGTCTGCACCACCATCTATAGATTGTGTGGTCACAACACCACCAAAGGCGTTTAGACCAGCTACCCCTCCATGGATTTCAGCTCCGGCGCGAAGGGTGTCATCACCCAGGTCGGAGCCTCTGTAGTTGTTCTCTGTAGCAAAACCTGTGCTCAGAGACCCGGTGACTAAGGAGTCTCCGGGTGCATTATTTGCGGCGTTAACACTAAGGGCCAAAGCAGCTGTTGCTACTACGGCTAGAAGTTTGACAATATTTGTCTTCATACAGTTATTATATAGGCTCTTCACCGGTCTTTTCAACGTTTATTTTGCTCCAATTTTTCTCAACATATTCTCTAGCCTTGGTAAACGCTTCCGGATGAAATTGTTCGACCCATTTCCATATCCATTTGTTTGTATAATACTCTTTCAAATCTTCTTCAGTAAAATCAATTGTCCATTCTGTAGGTTTATGAATTTTTTTCATTCAATGATAATACACTTGATCAATCGAGATGTCAATTATAAATATACGAATGGGATTCACAGACACATCATGGGATGGATTCAACCGACATATGGGAGACCGTCTGAACTATCGATTAGTAGAAGAGGGTATATTAGATAGCAACCCAAACGGTGACACTCGTTCCGGAGATTGGCCGCGGCTCAATCGAGTCATATCACGTGCAAGTGCGGATACATTTGCTCCCAATCACTCAGCTGACAGAGGCACATACCATAGTCCGTGCCCGCATGGGAAACCTTACATCCCACAACTTCCAATCGCGTCTCACTTGACTAGCTTCCCACAAGAATCATGGAATGATTTTTATCATCGTATGAAAACATGCCTGATACGTAGAACCGCGGAGGAAGGTATTTTTGACAGTAATTCTAATGGAGACACTCGTTCCGGAGATTGGCCTAGATTGTTGGATGTACTAGCCAGAGCATTCGCAGATTGTTACGGACGCGCGCATCAAGATGATCGAGGTACATATCATGGACCGCATGGTGGTCATAGCGGAGGGTTTCGATCAGATAGTTGGGAAGAGTTCAACAGGGATCTCAATTATGATCTGCAAAGACGTACAGTGGAAGCCGGGATTCTGGACAGCAACCCAAACGGTGACACTCGTTCCGGAGATTGGCCCCGGTTACAAAAAGTAATATCCAGGGCAGCAGCAGATGTGTATGGTAGAAACCATCAAGACAATCGAGCAACTCACCATGGTGCACACGGAGGTCATTAAAAAAATTCCCGCGACCCACCCCTTTGTTACATATATAATGCACCCAGCTACTGGTATTTAGGTAACATGGGGGTATTTTTTTAGAAATCGTCGTCTAAAGCTCCACTATTTTGGTAATCTGTAACTTTAGTTTCGAAGAAATTTTTCTGCTTTTGTAGGTCGATAGTTTCACTCAACCATGGGAATGGGTTTTTATCACTATCATATTTAAAATCCATATTCAATGCTTCCAATCTCCTGTTCGCAATGTGTTGCATGTAATCAACAAACATGTCAGCATTCAAACCTAAGATACCACGTGGTAGCACATCTTTAGCGTATTGGATCTCTAGTTCCACAGCAGCTTTTAATTTTTCAATTAACTCTATCTCTAGTTCTTTATCCCATGCATCCGGGTATTGCTCTCTAATTATGTTCAGCAATGTAGTTCCAAATTTTATATGTATACTCTCGTCTCTTAAAGTGTATTGTATTTGCTCGCATATACCGGGTATTTTTTTAGAGAGTGCTAGTAACATTGCAAACCCACTAAAGAAAAATGTACCTTCACATACAATCCAGTATATAAATGCTCCTTTGATCAACTCACGTTGACCAGCTACAGTGGATGTATCAATATCACCAGCCAACGCTTTGGTTACACTCATCAAGTAATCATCTTTCGCTTTAATGCTAGGTATGGTATTGTATGCTTGGTATACCTCATCGATATCAAGGTCCAAGCTGTCACATATATAAACTATCGTATCATTGTGCAAACACTCTTCATACATTTGTCTCGCCATGTATTGCCGGCACTCCGGGTCAGTCACATACTTGAACAATGTGAACAAGTTGTTACCAACAAGACTCTCACTACCCGCGAAGAACCCTAAACATCTTTTGATCAATAGTTTTTCATCCGCGCTGATTACTCCCTCCTGTTTCCAGTTTTGAATATCTTTAGTCATGGGAACTTCCTCAGGAGTCCAGTTGTTGTTTTTACCTTGCTTGTACAAATCCCAAGCCCATTTATTCACATGTGGGAGAATTTGATTAACTCCAGCAGAGTCTCCCTCTAATACTTTTCCTGTTTTTGTTGACATATTGTTATTTATTGATAATTAAAATTTATTATTTTAATATGAGGTACATTTTAAAAATTCTCATCTTTACGTATTAATTTAATAACTTCGTTAAACGTTTTTTAGCTATGCCCTGAATATCAGTATATTCTTTGTGATACATATCCATATATTCATGATATGCATTTATATGACTCGGTAGTGGTTCATATGTATTTCGTGGCTTAACCTTGATCTCGTTGAATATATTTATTGGTATATTCAATATGTTTGAAAGCTGTTCCTTATTCGCTATAACATCAGCGAGTTCCATTGGAAGTAGTTTCTTCGCAGACAGCCACTGCTCTAGATGATTTTTAAAACCAAAAATATCCTGCTTGGTGCGAGAAACTCTAAGCATGTAGTTTAAAATATTGTCACTTTTTTGTGGATATGTATATCCTTTATCGGTATTCCAATTCAAAGATCGTGGAGTATTTCCTTGGTCCCAGGTCAACTTGTAATGTTGTTGCTTCGCGAACCCGCGTCGGAAAAAGCTGTTTATAGCATCTACTGGATTACAGTATACATATATTATAGGTATTTTATCTAATAACTCTTTTGTGATACCATACCCATTATAGTTAATGAAATAATTATATGTGCAGTGTTTGACAGTATCTACATCATTCCAATGATTAGTAATCGTGTATTTGTTGAATGTTCTCAACAAATATGTTTGCGCAGAGCCACCCCAACCAATAATCAGTAGTTTAGGTATCACTATTGACAACTCTCACACCCGGGATCTGTGATACTACATGCTGAGATATTTTCAATCTCTGGCGTGTCCGGGTCACTAACCTTAGATACCGTACTTTTTTCTATAGTACTAGCGCCTTTGTTTCGTAGATAATATGTAGTTTTCAATCCGGTGTTCCAAGCATGAAAATATAGGTCATTTAAATATTTTAAACTCGTTTCATTATTGTATAAATTCAAGCTTTGTCCTTGATCGATCCACCGCTGTCGAGCTCCTGCCTGTTCAATCATTTTCATCTGATCTTGCTGAAATGCAGTTTTATATTTAGTTTTAATCTCACTTGGTACAGCTGCGATATTAGAAACATCACCATCAGTTCTTTTCAGCTCATCTACCAACGTTTCATTCCATCTCCCTAACCTTTTCATATCATTGACAAAATGTTCATTGATCATTGTGAATTCCCCGCTCAGTGTACTGTAAACATACAACACACTGAAGTAAGGTTCTATACTAGGGCTAGCACCTATGATTGATGATATGGTCGCGGTTGGCGCGATAGCCATGGTGTTGCTGTTCCTCATGCCATGCTTTGCCACTTTCTCGCGTAGGGCATCCCAATTAACATCTCCGCGAGACCGGCTCATCGCACGATGTTCTCTCGTTTTCATAACATCCTTGTATGTGTCCATCGGGAATATATTTTTAGACCATAATGAACCCTCGTAACTGTCATACTTGCCACGTTCTTTCGCCAGTTCGCAACTTGCTTCAATTGAAGCATGCGATATATATTCATATACATCGCTACTCAATTTTGTTGCTGCATCACTATCAAATTCTACATCAAGTGCGTAGTACATGTCATGCCATCCCATGCTACCCATGCCAACTGGTCGGTGAGTTAGATTACTCTTCCTTGTTTCCTCTGTTGGATAAAAGTTTATGTTTATCACATTGTCTAACATACGTAGACCTAAGGAGACAGTGTTTTTAAGTTTTTTGTAATCTATGGTAACATTCCCATGACCATCCGCTTTTAAATGGTTTTTTAGGTTGATACTACCCAAGTTACACACAGCTGTTTCTCCATGTTCTTTAATTTTGCGACTGTTTTCATGATACCGGGTCGGTTTGGTATGTAACAATATTTCTGTACATAAATTGCTACTATGTACCACACCAGTATGTTGATTGCTGTAACGAACATTGCTAGGATCTTTGAATGTGATCCATGGATGTCCAGTTTCAAACAAGCTCCGGAGCATTCGTTTCCACAGATCTTTAGCATTTACTTCGCGGAATATTCTCAACTCCCCACGTTTACCTTTCTTCACATATTCTTTATACTTCTTCTCAAATTCCTTACCACACAAATCATGTAACTCCGGAACTTCGTTAGGGCTAAACAGAAACCATGGTTCATTATTTTGTACACATTTCATGAAAAGATCCGGAATCCAATTGGCAGTGTTCATGTCATGAGTACGTTTCCTATCATCCCCGGTGTTTTTTCTCAATTGAATGAAGTCTTCTATATCTGCATGCCAAGTTTCCATGTATGCGCATCCTGCCCCTCGTCGCTTACCACCTTGATTTACAGCTGTGAGCATGTCACCATACAGCTTCCAAAAATACACCGCACCTTGAGTGTAACCATTGGTACCTCTAATGTAACTGTTACACGCGCGAAAGTTGGTGAGATCCATACCCAACCCACCAGCATATTTATTCTTCAATGCTTCTTGGTGTAAACCGTCGAATATACCATTGATACTATCTTCGAAGGTGTTTAGGAAGCAGCTACTCAATTGATTGAATGTACCACCGCTATTGAAAAGCGTGGGTGTGCTGCACATGAAATCAAAACTACTAAGCTGTTTGTAGAATTTGATCGCCCAGTCTTCTCGAGTACCGGGAGCTTCCTTAAGTGATAGTCCCATGGCAACTCGCATCCAAAATGCTTGTGGGGTCTCCATTCTAATATCGTTGATATGCATGAGATATCTATCATATACGGTTTGTAATCCAAGATATTCAAAATTATGATCTCTGTTTATATCTAACGCTTCAGACAATCGTTGTAGATCAAATTTAGCCAGTTCTTTATTGACTATTTTTTCTTTTATGAGACGTTTCAAATTGACTATGAATGTTTTTTTGTACTGCAAATTGAAAGCATCACTATCCGCTCCCTCACCAAACACCTCTTTGTACACGGTAGACAACAACAATTTTGCAGCAATGTTTTTACAATTGGGGTCTTTCTCAATCAATGTCCGGGCTGACTTTATAACAGATTCATCAATTTCTCGCGTCTTCACACCGTCATATAAATTGAGTTTCATATTCCAATATATTTTCTGCACTAGCTCTTCATCTTCACCACAAGCGCGCCTGATACAGGCCAATATCTTGTCCTCGTTGAATACCTCAAGTTTGCCGTTTCGTTTAGTGACGTTCATTACACATTATATTATATCAACCCTAGCGATAATTCAATTAAAATTTAGATAAAAGTTATTCCTATATACGTACTCGTCTTCTCAACCCACCGTGTGGTACGCTGTATATAAGTACATATGTTAGAGATGGGTTCATCCGGACTGTGATACTCATCTCACTACCAGCTACAACAGGCCCTTGTATCAGCTTGCCGGCGAATCGGATCATTTTCTTCGTGGCCCCTGTCTTCGCATCTATTATTCTTATATGATTTCCTGTTGTTGCTGCTGTATACATTTTATTGTTTCAATACTCGGTTTAAAAATTCAGTCACGTCAGGATCTGTTTTGGCTGACGTGTAGTTATTTATGTTGAAACGTGGTATATTCCGATGTCTTAGACGAGATTCGTTTTGAATTTCTTCGACTAATTTTGAGTCTACTTCCCCCAACTCCGGGTCATCAATACCTAAAAGATCTCTAGTTTTACCAACATCGTAACCTCTCTTGAGTAAATCTTTTGCTTCTTTGCATATGTAACTGGCGTGTAATACATCCTCATCACCGTCACATTTGTCTAATTTGGATTGATAATAATCTTTAGATAATACCAACTCTCTACCTGTAACTATACACTTGAGCTTTTTTGTTTTTCTGGCCATACGTTATTATATACAATAACCGGTTGAATGTACAGCTTTAAATATAAATAATTAACATGACAGCAGATTACACAAATGATGACACTAGTATGTACAACCTATACAAAGAAGGTCACAGTCATGGTAGAATGAGTACCGGGATTGACCAGTTCACTCCTAAACTAGCCAGGAGAGGTAATCCGAACACTCGCTTGTCGTATGCTAGTTTTTTTGAAGAAGAGCTCTCCGGGTTCATGTCCGGTGATCAAGCCACTTATATAGAAACTGGAGATGTGGTGAATGTGGTAGATGTAGATGAAAAGGACATGACAGCAACAATAGAATTGAGTGATGAATCTACACTATTTGATGTACCCTTCTCTCAGCTTGAACATCTAGATTAAACCATCTAACACACAATTGTCTACAACCACCGGTGTGTAAACAAGTTTGAATATTTCAGATAATCTGATGTTGTATGCATGCTGCTCATCTTTCTCTTCGTCCATTATCCATGTAATGATATCTTCTGGATCCACACCTTCATCAACAACTAGTCTTCTCAATTGTTTCATCAATTGTTTAGGTGGTACCACTTCCATGGTGCTGATGAAATATTGTATGTCTTTGTATTTAGTACTAGGTGCGCGTCCATTGATCGAGGCCCACTCGTTCATTTGTTCTAGTGTGATGTGTAATTGTGTTGTGCTCATACAATTATAGTATGATAACACTATATTATAGGCAACATTAAAGTCTATCTATCATTTGCTTGATGATATCTTTGGCGATTTCACGAGCTTCCCTCCGGGAAACCGCTCCATCTTCATCATCCATCACAGCTTTGGTTTCATCATCTAACAAACGTTCCAGTGCATGTATATCATCCATCAAACCATCTTCTGGTCCGTTGGATGGTCTGTCATGGTTGGCCAGGTCAACTGTATCATCTTCAGCGTCCATTCGATCCATAGCAGCTTGATCTGGATCTTCATGACCAAAATCATCCGGCTCTAAACCCAGCATATCAAGAGCTGAATATTCTGGCTCTTCATCTTCTAAATCTTGTTTCATAATATCATTTTGTGATTTGACTCGATCTTCCCGGCTAGCCTCTACAGTTGGAATTGTATTTTCAAAAATCATACACTTGAGCTGATGTCTCTTGGTGAGAGAAGCTCCATCGTTTTCCGGTATCAAGCACTTGACATACCAATTAGCACATTCTTGTAGCACTTGAAACAGTTCATTTAATGACTCCATCAACGGACTTACATCAACTCCCATTTGTTGGGCGGGTCCTATTATAGTTTGAGCTAATTGGCTCAACTGTGTCATACCGTCGTTCAATTTTTGAATTTGAGCTTCAACTTGTGTTTGACCGCTAGGGTCCATTGGAACAGCCATTCCTTTGGCTGCTTGATCAGCGACCTTGTCGCGCTGCAAATTGAGTTGTTCTACTTGTTGCGCGATCGCCTGTTGCGCTGTTGTGAGCGCTTGCACTTGTTGCTGTAATGTAGCAGCATCTTGTCCAGGTCCATTAGATAACAATTGTTCCGCTTGGGCTATTGCTTGGCTAGCGTCAGCAGCAGGTGCCGCAGGTGCCGCAGGTGCCGCGGGTGCAGGTACATTTTCATTGAGCATCTTCTTGTAACCGGAAAAAATATTGTTTACATCTTCGTTCATATCAAGTATATTTATGCTAGAACATTAACTTTTAATCACATCCACAGTCATCCCCGCAATCTTTCGCAGGTTCTTGAGCTTTCCGTTGGTCTGTTTCTCCCATGGTGATGTCATGATGTTGCTCGTTCATGGTATCTAACAGACTATTATATTTGTCAATCTCTTCATATTTATTTTTGATATCCTTACATATGTCTGTATGGTCTCCCACCCCTACTGTTTGCTGTAACAGTATGTCTAGATCTGCAATTGCTTGCATACGTTTACCACAAAACTCATAATATACCCCCTTGATTGCTGTTTTGATTGCTTCATTCATAATAGTTATTATATATTACTATTGAATAATTTTCAACAATATACTATAATATAGATATGAAAATTATCGTATGGGTGTTTACAGTGTTACCTTTTGTTACCATAGTATGGTTGTATGACATAACTAGCTTAGCTTGTATAATTGTCGCTAACAAATATTATATATTCGCATATTCTAGGAGTAGCTACTTACAAGAACGTGCTCTCTTGGATGCGTATGTAGAGGCTAATAATGTAAAACCTCGTTGCACATACCCAGGTTACAATTAATCTGGTTGAATACCGATACCAGTGAATGGGTTCTTCCCACCGGTGTTCTTTAACTTGTTACCATTTTGATCAATATCACCTTTGCGTATCTTAGTTGCAGATATTTCCTGTATTTCTTTGTCTAGTTCCAACATTTCAATATTGTAACCAACTCCACGACCATAAAAAACATCCGATATGTTTGGTATCTCAATAACCTTGATTTTGTTACCGAACTCCGAGCATGACTCTAGAATTTCCCTTTTCACCTGTTCAAAGTTATACGGGTTAGAATCATCTATTCCTCCAACGTCTCGCAGGGCTATGCATACCTGACCACTACGTCTCAAAGCCTCTTCTACCAACGTCTTATGACCTAGATGAAAAGGTTGATATCTACCAATCAAAAGAGCGGTAGGTGCTTGATTGTCCCACATCTCTGGTTGAAGTAGCTCCATTGTTTGCTCCAACCACTCTTGTGGTGTACCGTCACGTAGCACTAGATCAGCCCCTTCCGGTTTTTCAAACATCTTGTTTGTGTCTTTGAATCTTCCTTCTTCGATCCGATCGACCCAGATTGTAAAATCTGCATCAAACAGCTCACGAGCCTTTTTGGTGGGACATACAAAGTCAGCGACAGCAAATGTACCATACTTACTTGCAAACTCTACCATCTTACCCATCCTCCGCGCATGTTCTAATCGATCCTTTTCTTCGAAACCAAGATCTGAACTAATCTCTTGCCGGACAGCATCTGCATTAAACCATGCCGCGCCTATTCTAGGCACCAACAATTCAGCCAGTGTGGTCTTTCCACTACCCGGTAAACCCATTATTAGAATTTTTCTTTTCATTACAGTATTTATATATAATTGTATAAATATAATAGGTTATGAGCAGGGTTTTATTGATAGATGGTAATCTGGTATTTCCACCTTCTAGCACCAGCTGTTTTCGAGATGTGACTTTGTATGCTCAGGTGTTCAAACAGGTGGATGTGGTGATACAGGTGGATGATCATATCAAGGACACTTGCTACAACTACTTGAAGCTCCGCGGAGCTTTTGACTTTGTCGATGATATTGTGGCTCCGGACCTAGAATCCGGAGTGCTGATCAGTGACACTAGACCATATCACATAAGAGCGCGCAAATTTTGGGCCGGTAATTTGAACAGAATAGTGAGTGAGATCATGAGACGTTTTTAGTCTTGCGACGCTTTTTTTTAGGTTTCATGTAGTTGCGACGAGACTCTATCAACTCCGCTACAAATGGTGCTAATTTGGATATTCTAGAATCAGTATAATATTTTTCGAAGTTGGGCCCCACGGCCAATTGCCCACGATATACAAGGTCTTCTCCTGGTGGTTTTTTGTACATCAACACAACACCGGTGGGTTCATGCCACACATTGTAACAATGATCTTCACCACCCAGTAGTGAGTCCAATCGCTGAGATTGATAACCTACACTAGCCTGCTTGATCCAGGCTTTACTCACCCAGATTGTACCATTTAACCACACATTCGAGGCGTGGGTTGCTCACACAATGACCGATAGCAAAACACATGGGTATCAACTCTTTGCTAATAGATTTCAAATCATCCACATGCTTGAGCTTGGCCACAATCACACGCCGACCGGTATTTGTTACCGGTCGCAAGTACATGAGTTCGTCTGTGGTTGGATTCAATATTTGATCCATGCACTCTGTCTCGATGTCAGGTCCAACATATATGTCCTGTGTGTAAGGTTTTATAGCATCTACCGCATGAGCCTCTAGTTGTTCGCTGTTCATGTTGTGTCTATTTAATCGATACGTCCAACAAATCAACACCTATAGTATCATAACGAACCAGGTGTCAACAATAGTTCTAGATGTTGTTGTAATCGTTTGAACAGTTTAACCTTGTCGGTGTAATAACCCACATCTTCCATACCCCGGTACTTGTGAGCATTGAATTCTGCACGTTTCACCTCATGGGAGATCCACTCGAGGATCTCCTCTCGATCCTGTCGCAACAGCTCCACAGTCTCGTCCAGATGCTCTAACCAGTGCACCTGTTCTTGCCCGGTGGGTAACGAGTTGAAAATGTTCAACCCACGCAACTTGCTCAACAATTGCCCCAGATGTTTCATGGTGACTATCTACCCAGGTTCATGCGCAACACTTGATTCTCCAGCCGTTGCATGCTGATCGCTTTGTCTTGTTGTTCAATTGTGTCTTGTTGTTTGATAATGATGTCTTCTAACCGCTCGATACGATTGAACCCCATGATCACGGCTGTTACTATCACACAACCTAACAAGAAAAAGCCTATGGTTAATTTCTCATTCATACGTCTATTTATAACCTATATATGCAGTTTGAAACATCTTATTTCAATATTCATATTAATTCTTTCAATCCATCCTTAAAGGATACACTAGGGAACCAATTCAATTCATTTTGAATTTTACCATTATCAATTGCATAACGCCAATCATGACCCAATCGATCTTTCACAAATTCAATTTGATCTTCATTTTTACCTAGTAGTTCGAGAATTGTTTTGACAATATCAATGTTCCGGACTTCATTCTTACCCCCAATATTGTAAACTTCACCAATTTTACCTCCATGTAAAACTGCATCGATACCAGAGCAATGATCTGAGACATGAATCCAGTCGCGAATGTTTCTCCCATCACCATAAACCGGAAGTTTTTTACCGGACTTGACATTTTTTATCATCAATGGAATCAATTTCTCTTCGTGTTGATTTGGACCATAATTGTTGGAACAGCGAGTAATTAAAATAGGACAATTGAAAGTCTCATAAAAACTGCGACACAATAAATCTGCGCTAGCCTTACTTGCAGAATAAGGACTATTTGCTTGCAATGGATTGTTTTCGGTAAAAGCCTCATCTTCTTCGCTTAAACTCCCGTACACTTCGTCTGTGGACACTTGAAGGTATCTCTCGACACTTGGACAATCATGTAGCAATGTTAATAATGAGTGTGTGCCGTTGATGTTGGTGTGAATGAATGGAGTCGAATTGTTTATGCTGTTATCTACATGGCTTTCAGCCGCAAAATTAACAATGTAATTTATATTATTTTTATGGATTAAGTTTCGAACACGATTTGTGTCATTGATATCACAAATAGACAGTGTGTATCTTCCAGATTTCTTGATCTCTTCATTTATATTATCATAGCTCGCAGCATATGTTTTAAGATCAACATTGTGAATATGATAGTCATACTTGTTGAATATATGTTTTATGAAATTACTTCCAATAAAACCTAGCCCACCCGTTACCAATATATTTTTCATAATACTAAATTTTAAATTATTCTATTCACCCTCCCCGGGCAATTGTGTAATCTTACCATATGGTACAAATAGGTGCGGAGGGGATATTGCTTTAGCAACACTATAGTTCCGGATCTTTGAATCATGTACATGAAATGTTTTAACCGTTTGACATGGATTTATCAATTGATAACCTACATTGGCTAACTCCCATGCAATCCGGTTGTCGCATCCCGGGACACCTAGATTAAAGTTACAACTATCTGGGGTTTTAATCCGACCTCGCCATGCCCATGTGTCTTGGCTATCCCCGCGGGGCCGGTCCTGTAACTCATCTTCACTTTCCCACCTGGATATACATGCGACAGTATCATGGTCAACTAAAGATGATATATCCTGTATGTTATCCCCTAGGTAAATGTCACTATTCACGACTATATTGATATCATCCTCCCCGGTCAGAGAGTTGCTTATTTCAAAAAAGTGACTGTATGTGGGTTGATCATGTGTGATGATAGTTAATTTCGAATCACATATCGCATGATTACCATCCCTCATATCCCATGAACCAGGTTCAGCAAGTATGTAAATTTTATCAACTGCATCGTTATTCAAGTTTTTCTTTATACACAATTCAATTTCTTGTTGTCGTATCGAAACCTGATCAATATAATAGGACGTGTATAAATTTATGCTCATGCTAATATATATAGTTAACCAAAAGGATATCCTTCTTTTAAATATTGATTGTATTGTTCGTCGGAATAATAATTCCAGCCTGTTTTTGCACAAATTTCACGCACAAGTTCTAGAAAATAAAAAACCTGCGGGTGGTTTATTTTCTGAATTTTAATTTTAGAACCATGTTTTTCTATGATTTTATGAGCAGGAATATCTATATTCAATCTTTCGGCTTTTCTTATCATACTCTTGAGGTATTTTTGGTCTGGGTCATTGGGATCGTAAAAAAATGAACTTATAGAAATTAATTTTCCTCTGGTGACATGTTTTTTGAGTTGTTTTAAATTGTAATGAGGGCTAGTGTTGAGTCTTAAATGTTGAAATATTACATAATCTGACTGTTGTAACCTGTCTATGCCAGTTTCTATAGAACTTATTTTCGTTATCTTTTTGCCCCAGTGATTTGCTTCTGATGCTATTTTCTTTCCTAATTCGCCATGCAATTGAATCCATTGAACATCAAAATCTTTATTTAATTGCTGCAAATAAAATGTCAATGCCATAGTTTGGCAATTACCTAATAAAGTGATTTTAATTTATCTTATTCTCCAAATTTGTAACCGAAATGCTCAATATCTTTTGCGTATTTTTCCGCAACGATTTGCCGAGTTTCATCGTCGTAATATTCGGTGTAGTGTTTATTGTAATTTTTATCGGTAGATTTTTCAGCATGAACAAGCTTTTGATGAGAGATACCTATTTGATCACAAACAATGTTAAAGTCTTGTTGTAAATTTTCAAATTTTCCAATAAAGTCAAGTTTCACATTAAGAATATTAAGGTAAATTGCATTTTCAATGGGGTCAAATGAATCCTCATGGCTTTTACTTCTGTGATCTATTTCTAATGGGTAAAATTTGTCAAAATATCTTCCAAAATTAATCTTACCTTTTTGTAATGAAACTCCAAAAAATCTGGAATATTTTCCAAGAGAGGTTGTTCTGGCCCACGGATTTCTTACAAAAGAAAATTTAAAATAATCATCCCAGTAAGGTTCGTATATTTTTTTTGCAGTTGAACCGATAAGATGTTTTGTTGTTCTATCTACATTAAACCAATTTTTCCCACATAAAGTTATTTCAATTGAAGTACCTCCACATCTAGGGATATGTAGGAAAATACATTTATGCTTATGACTAATCATTTCTCATTCTCTAAATTTATAACCGAAATACTCAATATCTTTTGCATATTTTTTTGCAACAATGTCACGAGTTTCATCATCGTAGTATTCGGTGTAGTGTTTGTGTCTCGCATGTTCCCGGTGATCGCTTTTGTATGTACCAAGATTATTCATGTCATAATCAAGACCTAGTTTCTCACAAACATATTCAACATCTTCCTGTAAATTTTCAAACCTTATAAAGTGTACATCGTCTATAAAATCTCCAAAATAATCTACTATTGGTTTCGGTCCACCCGCGGCCAACGGATTCGTACCGTATGTAGCAAGAGATTTTTTATGATGCAATTTAGAAACAACACGATCCCATGGATTTCTTGTGACGCTAAATTTAAAATACTCATTAAACATTTTATCATTACCGAGTAATTTTTTAATTCTAGGTAATGTATGATGATTCTTCCATTCAACTCCTTTGAGTCCTTGAGAGAAAAGATCACCACGAGAACCTACTATACCATCCTCATTGTCTATCATCGCACAACTATGTTGAGGTGCGCCTTCAAATGACATTTGCTGGAAAAAAATTTCAACTGATGTCCCTGCAACTTTTGCTGTTTTTACAAAAATATACTTATGTTTATGTGATATTATCATGTTAGTATTTATACATTATTTTGGTTATATAGTGAACACTATTTACCAAATTCGTACCCGAACAACTCGATGTCACGTGCGTACTGTTCCGCAACAATTTCTCGTGTTTCTTCATCATAAAATTCGGTGTAGTGTTTGTGTTTTGTAGCATTTTTGTGCGGGAGTTGTTGTTGTGGTATACCTATTTCGTCGCAGACTGTATCGAAGTCTTTTTGCAGCTGTTCGAATCGACCTACATAATCAACCAGTGGTTTGTCATCTGTAGAGTATATGTAATCAGACTGTTGTCGTGGTCGGTGTGGTGTTGCGATTATATAGTTACGAAAATTCTTATATGATGCATAAAGTTTATGTGCTCTATGACCATGACATTTGAGTACATATTTATAATTTGAGAGCTTCCAATCCCATGGGTCCCTCACAAACGCAAATTTAAAATAGTTGTCATACTTTTGCCCTAGCACCGCTTTCAACTCCCCAGCAGATATATGATTAGGTCCTGTTTTTATAAAAACCGAATTGGTCGGTCTAACATACGAAACACCTTCATGTTTACACAATAACTTCAAATAATTGATATCAAATTGATTACCCTGTGTAGCTGATGGTCGTAATAGTCGACTGACACTGGTACCGGCGGTTTTTGGTATATGTACAAAAATATACTTATGCTTTTGCGAAAAGATCATGTTAGTATTTATACATTATTTTGGTTATATAGTGAACACTATTTACCAAATTCGTACCCGAACAACTCGATGTCACGTGCGTATCGTTCCGTAACAATTTGTTTTGTTTCATCATTGTAATATTCGGTGTAGTGTTTATGGTTTGTTTTGTTTTTGTGTGGAAGTTTACTATTATGTAAACCAATAATTTTACAAATATCGGTGAAGTCTTTTTGCAGCTGTTCGAATCGACCTACATAATCAACCAGTGGTTTGTCATCTGTAGAGTATATGTAATCAGACTGTTGTCGTGGTCGGTGTGGTGTTGCGATTATATAGTTATGGAAGCTTTTGAATTTTTTATATGTTTCATGTGCCGGATGTTTCCGGTTTTTGAGTATATATTTGTATGTCGATAGCTTCCAATCCCATGGGTCCCTCACAAACGCAAATTTAAAATAGTTGTCATACTTTTGCCCTAGCACCGCTTTCAACTCGCGAGAACTAATGTGAGCAGGTATAGTTTGTATATATTCCCGGCTCATTGTAACATTTTTGACGAATGGAATACCTTCGTGTTTGTATAGTGATTTTAAATCATTAAAACCATTCAACCGTGTATCGATACTCGAACCAGCGGTTTTCGGTACATGTATAAATATAAATTTATGTTTGAATGAACATCTCATGTTAGTTATTTACCAAATTCGTACCCGAACAACTCGATGTCCTGTGCGTAACGTCGTGCAACTATTTCACGAGTCTCATCATCGTAGTATTTGGTGTAGTGATGACCCACATTCTTACGTTTGATATTAGCTTGACATTCCCGGAATTGAACATTACGGTCCAGTGGAAAATTTATTTTTTGTGATATATAATCCAAGCTTTCTTCCCGAGTTTCAAATCGACCAACATAGTCCATCTGCTCCGGGTCAAAATAATCGACTAGAGTCTCTCCATGTTCCCAGTTCAACCACCTGTTACATCGACCTATATTATTCAGATTTGATAGATGATGATATCTGTTTAGAAAATATTTCAGCGATTTACCTGCGAGTAATCCAATTGGACCGAAATCACCAGGGGCACAATATTTGCTTATCATACGATCCCATGGGTTTCTAACAATTGTGAACTTGAAATATCCCTCAAATGTAGATGCATCCAGATGTTGCTTCCATTGTTTCAACGTCCAATGTTTCTGGTGTAAGTTCCCGGCATGTTTGCAGCCGCGTGCCGCGGACCTCCTGGGGTCTAAATCGTTGTAACCGAACTGCAGTTCAATACTGCTACCACTTGTCCGTGGTACATGTATGAAAATAAATTTATGTTCATGGTTGATCATTTAATAATATTTATAAATTAATTCTTTTTTCTACCCGTAGTATCCCCTAAAGTGATTTTCATTTCATCCAAAGCCGCAAAGCTTTGCTTGTCGCCTGTTTTCCACCCAATATTCATTCTTCCGCCTCTTCCAATCGCGGTCGCGACCAAGATGAAATGTAACCAGTCGTGGAACCGCGATACTCGTGCCGTTGATCAAAGTAAAATTAGTCGCATTTCTTTTAATATTGTCTAACAAGAAACCACCCACCGGAGGGGCCCCGAGAAACACATTTCCCAATTTCATCCGACTAACCAAACTTCTCTTAAAAACAAAACAATCTTTCCCAGGATGAAATATACCCTTCAAATCAAATACTTTTTGAAAATTATGTTCATCAATTATTTCACCAGTCACTTTCTTTGGCATATCTCTACGATTGATACAAAGAGCATCGAATCCTTCATTTATTTTTTCTTCAACGAAATCGTAAAAATTTGGAAACAACCCAATGTCAGTGTTTGTATAAATAAAATAATCTGCATCAGACGCATGATATAAACTTTCCAAAATATCACCAATAAGTGGAAACGACTTCGTTTTCGGTAAAGTGTCAATAACATCATAACAACACCTCTGCAAATCCTTCGTCATGGTAAACTCGTCGGGCATATCCACCGTTTCATTCCTATCCGTTACTGCATACAAATCCACCCCAAGCCCCTCGTTTGAATTATTTCTAGCATCTATCATGCTTTGAATTGTGACAGGTTGTGCTATGTGCAAATAATTTGCCTTGTGTTTTTCGTGTATTTCAAATACATTGATGATATGTGCAATTTTCATTTATACTCTCATTGGTCACCGGTCGTCGGTAACGTTGCGTAGCAACACAAGCCTGCCGCCTGTCATGGTGTTTCACCAGTCCGGTTGGCTCCAGCCACGTCGACGTTCCACATGTGTGAGTTTGTAGCCGGCGTGAGCGGACAATGGGTCGTTTCTGTCGGCATGCTGTTTTCTGAGTGTTCGAATCCGATAGATCATGCTGAGAGTCATGGTCAATCCGATGATGCACCCGATGAGCAACCACCAGTTGTGAGTGATCGTGCCGTACACACCCCAGCTGATGAGTGACAGGCTGAGTGGCCAGGCCCCACGTGGATCGAGTGTCTGGTGATCTCGCCTGATCCACACGGTCTGTAATTGTGGTAACCACGTGATCAGACTCAACAATCCTGCGAGGTATCCAATGTATTCGACATGCTGTTCCATGTGGTTATTTAGTGTACGAAATTCTGAGATGCAATGTATTAATTCGCTCCGCTCAGGTCGTGGGGGAGGCAAAACCTAATGTACAAAATATAAAAAAAATTGCGCAAAAAATTTTCCCATGCACTTATTTCAACACACCAAACCCTCCGCATCTATCACATAGTTTCACACCCGGTGACTCAGCGGAGGGGCTTCTGAGACAGTGTCAGTGTCTCAGCTGTTGGTCAGCTAGCTAGCTGCTTGCGCCTTCTGAAAAACAACCCTGCGCTCGCTGCACCTGCTAACAATCCGCCACCACCAATGGCAGCTCGAGCCAGATTTGAATCTTGTTGTTGTTGGGCCAATTTGTTCTGGTCGTCAATTGTCTGTTGCAGTTGATTGATCTGTTCAGCGATTGTCTGATCAATTGTCTGATCTTGTTGAGTGTGTTTGACATACTGTTGTTCATACTTGGCCAGCATGGCACCGACTCGTCGATCGGTGTTGGCTTGAGTACGATCCTTGTACAATTGTCTGGTGTCAGCTGTCAGTGATGGTAACGCTGGTGTGTGATCCTCAAACGATTCACCTGCTCTGTGGGCTTCAAACCTGAGCTCAGCTGCTAGTCGATGTGATGGTACAAATGTGTCATCAGCATGTGCGTTCAATCCTATGATGATTGCCGTGAGTAGTAATGTGATTGTCTTCATGATATAATTGTATGAACTGTTGATGATTTTGTCGACTATAAAAGGTGAAAAAAGGAGAGGCTGGTTACTTGGATTTCACCAGCCCCTCACAGGATCAGTTATGGAAGAAAGTTATTTGTTGGCCAGAGGAAAGTGTTGCACTCCGCTGTCGATCTCTGCCAACTCTCCTTTGAGGTTGCTGATCTGAACGAACAGTTTGTTGATTCTTTCTTGGAGTTGTTGCTTGCGTCGATCCTCGCGAGAAGGAGCCGCTTCTCTGCTCTGATATGTGGTGCGGAACAGATCGATGTTGCCTTCGTACTTGCGACTGATCAGATTGAACAGGTATTTGTGATAGAAGCTTTTGCTCTTGCCAGTCTTGACACAAGTCACTTTGTAGTTGTTCAGGTCGATGTTGACTGGTGCGCCAGCGGCGTTGTTGAGTGAGTAAAAATGTTTGGTTTTGCGAGACTTCTTCATAACTTTCCTTTTGTTTGATTGATGGCTTGATTGCCTGATTATTCTTATATTGTATTCTATATCGTTGTGATGGTCAACTTTTATTCTGCTGCTGTCATTCGAGGCGAATGATTGGTGTTGATGTCCGGACTCAAGTTGCTGGTCTTGACGATGGTGTATGGTGAATGACTCTTGTGTCTGTTCAATCCACTCTCCAGACTCTGAACGAACCTGATCGCTGTTGGTAATGTGTCGCAGTCGATCACTGCGGTTTTGCCTCTCAATATTGTGTACATATATTCTCCTTGGTTAACTGATTGTGTTTTTGATCGTGCCGGCCACAACGCCTGTGCTGAATCCTAGGTCGTACGCCCATCCACGATGCTTGTGCTTGCGTGGCAGTGTCTTGTTCTTGCGTGGATGAGGCTGAGTGCCTTTGGCGCGTATTGTTGATCTTATCTTCATTGTTTATATGATAGTGTCTGCTGCTCTGAAGCGCAACTTATTGTTCGTCGTGAGTCGTGCCTCCGAGCTCATCGAGCTCTCTCTTGAGCCGATCCAGTCGAGCTCGATTGAAAAGTTTTGGTTTGAAGAGTCTCAAATTGTCTTCTCTCCAGATCAAATGTTGTAATGCTGTCTTTCTGTCCATAATTGTATGATAGTGTCTGTTGCAAAATGCTGCAACTTATTTGATCTGTTATCTAGTTGCTGCAATCAGGTCAAGATGATGTG